GACGGCCACTATGATCCTAAGGAGTCGTAATGTTACTCAAAGAAATATTTGAAGCGCCGGAAAAAACAGCGGTAATTGCCTGGGGTAGAATGAATCCACCTACAATAGGTCATCAAAAAGTTATTGACGTATTAAAAGCAACTGCACAAAAATTAAACGGTGAAGCAATATTGTTCGTAACGCAAACACAAGATAAGAAAAAAAATCCATTATCCTTTGCTGAAAAAATACACTTTACACAAGAATTTTTTCCTGGTGTTACGTTAAGTAAAGACACTAGTATCAAAACAATTATACAAGCATTAGAAAAATTACAAAAATCAGGTTACAAAAATGTTGTTGTAATAGCAGGCAGTGACCGTGTCCCACAATATCAAGATTTAATTGACAAATATAATAATAAAGCAGATACGAAAGGGGTTATACCTTTTGCATTTGATAATGCTAAAGTTGTAAGTAGTGGAGAAAGAGATCCAGATGCAGATGATGTGTCAGGAATGAGTGCAAGTAAATTAAGACAGTTTGCTACTGACAATGACTTTGATAGTTTTAAACAAGGAGTACCTGGTAGTGAAACACTTGCAAAACAGATGTTTGCTAGAGTACGCAAGGGTATGGGCATTGAAGAAATGTTTAACTTTGCAACAAGAACACCTAAAAGAAATATTGTAAAAAGACGTCCGCCAGAACCAGAAGAGTTAAGTGTTGCAGACAAAATCAAAAAACGCAGAGCACTTGCAAGTAAGGTTGGTGTAGACAAAGCATTTAGATCAGATGCAATCAAAAAGACAGAAGCCGCAGGTGTTGGCATCATAACAAAACAAAATACAACAAAAGACGTAAACAAAGGCACTCTTCGTAAGATGTTAAAGAGTTTTAAACTTATATAATGACATTAGATGAATTAAAAAAATTAGCAGGGGTTGATGTAGTTAGGAACGATAATTTTCAATCATTAGAAAATATTAGTCATACTGCACAGGCTTTGAAAGATAAAGAACGTAAACTAGGCATTAAACCAGGTGATCCAGATTGGTTTAAACTTTGGTTTTCAAAACCTTATATGACTGGTCCAGTTCAATTTAGAAGTAGACAAAAAAAGAGATAGGTGTTAATATAAATGAGACTATTTGAAATTAGGGATAATGTGAAGTCAGAAGTTTATATTGATATGGATGGAGTTCTAGTAGACTTCTTTGATGCTTGGGCAAAGTTAATGAAAGTTGATAACTTTCGTAAAATACAAGACATTGACAAAGGTTTACAAGCAATTAGAGATGAAGATGACTTTTGGTTAAAACTTAAACCTACTCCTAACGCAGGTAAATTACTTGCACTTGTCAGAGAACTAAAAGGTTCTTACACAATTTTAAGTTCCCCATTAGCAGATGATCCTAGATCAGAGCCACATAAAAAAATGTGGATAAACAAATATCTAAAACAATTTCCTCCTAAAGATGTAATTATTACAGGCAACAAAGCCAAGTATGCACAACAAAGTGATGGTACACCAAACATACTAATAGATGATTTTGGAAAAAACATTGACAAATGGAATGCCGCAGGTGGTATCGGTGTAAAACACAAAGATCATAAATTTGAAAGAACATTTAAACAGTTAATGGCACATTTGAAAAATAAAACTGAAAACTTTGATAGTAAAGTAAAAGAACGTGAACTTACTAAAGGAGAAGAAAAAGAAAAAGAACGTATCGTAAAGGGTATGAAGAAAAATAAAAAAGATTTCAAAAAACGTTATGGCGATGATGCTGAAGCAGTAATGTATGCAACAGCAACAAAGATGGCTAAAGAAAATTATACTCGTAAAGAATTACCACAAATTAAAAACAAACATCTTGAAAATATAGAACATGACATTATATTTTTAAAAATCAACGAAGTTATAACAGTTCAGAAAGAACGCATAATAGAAAATTTTAAACGTCAAGTAGATAGATTGTTAGAAGGAAAATATGCTCCGATTGTAGTAGATTGTGATAACAGGATTGTTAATGGACATCATAGATACGATGCTGTAAGACTTTTAGGAGAAAAAACTATTCCTGTTGCACGTATTCCATATACATTAGAATACATAATAGAAAACTTTGCTGACGGTAAAGTAAAAGGCAAAAGTAGACCAGGGCGTGTAAAACGTTCAGGTGCTAGTTGTAATGGAAGTGTCTCAGAGTTACGCAAAAAAGCAAAAAACTCTAGTGGTGAACGTGCTAAAATGTATCACTGGTGTGCAAATATGAAAAGCGGTCGGAAAAAATCAGGTAAATAAAACTATGCGTATTAATGAAATATTAGCAGAACGTAAAAAAGTTGACGAAACTGCTACCTCAGGTGCTACAAGCAGTGCAAGTATTGCCACAGTAGTAAGTCCACAAGTTGCTTACAGCAAAAAGAAGGCTAAAAAACAAAAACCCGGTGCAAACGCACTTGACATGAAGGGTATATCTTTGTTTGGCCAACCTATCAAACGCTAAATACACTTATAATCAATAGGAGCATATGATGGCAAAACAATTCTCACATGGTTCATTTGAAACCAAACATTTTGATATATGCCCTGGCGCTGTTACGGCTTTTAACAAGTCTGCAAAAGAAAAAGGTGTTGACGAAAAAGCATTAGTAAAAGCCGCTAGAGCAGTAGACAAGTATCTAGGCATGGAAAAAGCCGCACAAGAACGCGGTAGTGTTACAGATGCACAAATGATTAAATTCTTAGATTCAGTAGCAGACGCTAAAAAAGAAATAGGCGATGCTAAACTAAAGGGTCATGGATATCATTCAACACACATTGATGCAATGAAACGCATTGAAAAAAATACTAAAAAGAATCTAAAAGAAGGGCATGATGATTATGAAGATCACGAAGCAGATATGGCTCGTGCTCAATTAATGCAAACGGCCGAATATGCTATAAAACTGTTTAAAATGATTCAACCAGGTGATAACTTAGAAGGCTGGACAGCATCTAAAATTACTAAAGCAAGTGATTATCTTTCAAGCGTTTTTCATTACATGGAATACGAAGCATATAAAGAAGTTGAAAAAAGTCGTATGATGGCAATGAAAGATGTTAAAGACGAATACTTTGATTCTTTAGAAAACAAACTTACAGCAGTAAAAGAAGATAAAAATAATCAACCCATTACTGAAGAACAATTTGATGAAGCGGCAGGCAAAAAAGATGCTTGTTATCACAAAGTAAAATCAAGATACAAAGTTTGGCCAAGTGCTTATGCAAGTGGTGCCTTAGTGCAGTGCAGAAAAGTAGGTGCAAAAAATTGGGGTAACAGCAAAAAATAATGCGTATTAAAGAATTCATTATAATGCCACACACTGCAAAAGCAATGGGACTTGTACACAAACCAGGTAAAGGTCCTAACAACAGATTTGGTTTTAAAAATGTTGGCAACAACATAATGAATGAAATAGACTTTTGCGTAAACTGTGGAGAACTTACATTTGAAGATAATGTACCAGAGGATTTACGCAAATGGTTTAAAGACAAATGGGTGCGTTTTGGTCCAGATGGAAAAATAAGAGGCGACTGTGCAAGAGGTTCTAGTAAAGAAGGTAAGCCTAAATGTTTACCAAGAAGTAAAGCACAAGCACTAGGTAAAAAAGGTCGTAAGACAGCCGCAAGCCGCAAACGTAGAGAAGACCCAAACAAAAACAGACGTGGAAAAGCAAAGAACGTCAGAACAAAATGAGATATTATGAGATCATTAGTGAAGCCTGGAGCAAGAAATATAAAAAAGCAATCGACTGTTCCAATCCAAAAGGGTTTAGTCAAAAGGCTCACTGTGCAGGAAGAAAAAAACGACAGAGCGGAGGAAAAACAAAAAGTAAAAGTGTTTCTTAAGGAGTAGTTATGGCAGATTTACAAAAAATATTAAATCAATTTACAGAGTTAGGTATTGAGAATAAAGGATTAACACCTGACAATCCAGCACAACAAAAGGTTTTAAATGAAACAAAAGAAGTAAAACCTGCTACTGCTAGTGATTTTGCAACTTTGGCAGGTGTAACACAACCAACACAACCTAATCTTACAGTTCAATCTAATGCAGTTACAAATAAAGATAGTAGTTGGTCTGAAGTTGAAAAACGTTTAGATAAAATTGAAAACCAATTGAGTAGTTTATACGAATCTATCAATCAATTAGTTGAATTGTCAACAGATGAGTATCGTGCTAGAAAAAAAGCACTACAAGATATTAAATCAAATAAACATACTAGGAAAGATCCTGCTTTAGTAAAAGCACTAATGAAAGCAACAAGTGATTTGGAAAAAGAAAAAGAGATGCAAACTAATTCAGTTGAAAATATGCTTACGAAAAGTTTTGCATCATATTTAAACATAGTGGAAGGAAACAAAAATGAATAACGATTGCAAATGTGAAAAATGCGGTTGTGATCATCACTGCGGCAAAGAGTGTGAACAGTGCCCAAACGATGTTTGTACAAGTTGCGAATGCAAATGTTGTAATGATAGTTGATGACAGAACAGATCAAGAAATAATAGAAGCGATTAAAGACATAATCGAATTCAATATAAAACCCGCTGTGGCTTCACATGGTGGGGTTATAGATTTTGTAAATTACAAAGATGGACATTTAGATCTAATACTTGGCGGTGCTTGTAGTGGTTGTGCTAGTAGTACAATTACACTTAAAATGGGTGTTGAAAATATGCTTAAACATTATGTGCCAGAAGTAAAAACAATTAGTGCTGAAGATGATCCTAACTCAACTGTGGACCCTTACTATACATGAAGATAAAAGAAATTACTGATTATTTCTATGGACTTGATCCTGCCCATATGAGTTACCGTTTTAAAATAGGTGATGTGTATGGAAAGAAAAATCTAAAGGTTCCACGTGCAAAATTATTCCGCTCAAAAAAGGTCTTGCCTAAGAAGTAACACTAAATACCATAGTAACACTTAACCAAGGATACATATGGCATTTTTAGTTCATAATTTACCACCTATTGAAGTATACGTAAAGAAAGAATATCTATACGATTTACAAAAAGGTCATGGAGAACTAACACCAGGTGTATGGATAAGCATACGCAGTATACAAAGTAAAGCATTATATTTTGAAACACTACTTACTGAGTACGGTGCTTTATTTGATAAACTTCCTATTAGTGCTTTTGTATGGAAATTAGATTATGACAAAGATAATCAACTTCCTTTAGATCATTTACAAATATGGGATTGCTTTGATTATGATATTACAGTAATTAAAAAACCTATGCTTTGTGATTGTGAGTTTTTTGGCAAAGATAAAAAAATGCACAAGGGTGAATATATTTTTACACTTGATACTTGCCATAGAGATAACAGCACACTCAATACTAATTTTTCAGAACACGACCCAGAACATAAATCATTTAATGTAATTAAAATGGATAACGGACAGTTTGCGGCACAACCCAACAACAGAGTTATATGGACTGATCAAAGTCTAGTTCATCCTGATAGAAAGATGCCAGACTTTAAAGTATGTTCGCAAAACTACACTGTTGAAAACACACCTAAGTGGTCAGTAGGACACACTGACGAATGGTCGTACAAATCAAAGGATGAAGAAGATAGTGTATGAAGATACCGTAGAAGATTTAGTCTGGAAAAATATTGATCCAGATCATATTTGGGTACTTGATAAACTTATTCTATCAAAAAAATTAGGCTATAACTGCGGACCAGTTGGCATTGACGTTAACACTCCAGGATGGTATATTGTTCGTCCATGCGTTAACATAATGGGTTTAGGATTAGGTGCAGAAAAAGTTTGGTTAGAAAAAGATACTACACATTTACCTACAGGATATTTTTGGTGTGAATGGTTTGATGGCAATCATTATAGTGTAGATTTTTGGCCTGATTGGGGACATAAACAATTAACTGTTCAAGGATACAAAAAACCTGAAACTTTTGTTAAATGGGATAAGTGGATAAAAGTTAAAAATCAAAAACAACATGTTATCCCTAAAATATTGTATCCGGCAATACTAAAATACCAAACAATTAATTTAGAGTATATAGAAGATAAACTAATAGAAGTACATTTTAGATCTAATCCAGATTTTCCTGGTGACAGAAACGAATATGTTCCTGTGTGGGAAGGACAAGATACAACTGCACCGTTAGGGTTCACATATATTAAAGATCCAGATGTACACGGTCGAATTGGCGCTTTTGTTAGATGACCAATAAGAAAGAAGCATATAGGATTTTTTGGATTGTAAAAGGTCACTTTAATGCAACAGAGGAATGTATATTAAGTTGTTACGATAATTATTTTAAAAGAGTATGGTATAACGAAGAGTCGTATATACACTCAGAAGGATTTGAAGAAGAATGGCAAAAGTTAAAGTTAAAAGAACAATAGACTATAAAGGTCCTAATAGAAGAGATAATTTTCTAGCAGATCTTTTCAAAAAGGTAAATCCTAAAGTAGGGTGTGAAGTAGGTGTTAGAAATGGGAGAACAACTTTCCATTTACTTGATAAATTTCCGCAACTTAAAATGTACGCAATTGACTATGACATCAAATTATTTTATAGTGATAAAGCAATGCTAAAGTATGGGCCTAGACTAAAACCAATTGAAGGCCACAGTCATAATGTACATACCGAAATTGAAGATCAATCATTAGACTTTGTTTTTATTGATGCAAGTCATGATTACGAAAGTGTAAAAGGTGACATCCAATATTACACTCCAAAACTAAAACCAAACGGTTGGCTTTGTGGACATGATATAGATTTCGAAGGTGTAAACAAAGCAGTAAATGAATTACTACCAAATGATTACCATATTGGTCCTAACAATGTATGGTTCAAGTGCTTAGATAAAAATTTGCCATTTCCGTTTAAAACACTTGACATTTAGCATAAATCAATTTATAATATAAAACAAACTAACAGGAGTATATCATGAGTGATAGAGTTTTCGGTGCGGAAGAAAAAGCAAAACTGGTACAGATTGTAAATGAAGGTGTAACAGTTATGGAAGAAGTAAGTTCTTTGCAAGAAGGACTTCGCGATACTGTTAAAGCAGTAGCAGAAGAATTAGATTTAAAGCCAACACTGATCAACAAAGCAATTAAGATTGCACAAAAAGGTGAGTGGAGTAAAGTAACAGATGAATTTGAAGACTTAGAAAACATCATTGTGACTACTGGCAAGGACAAGGTGTAACTTGTTAAATGTAGGTAAAATTAAAAACTTTTGGATTGATTCGTTTAAATCTGATAAAGTAGCATTTGTATATGAATTAATCAGTTTTATCTTTACAGTAAGTGCAAGTTTAACATTGGCTTTTAACGCCAAAGATCCAAATATGCTAATTGTGTATCCTTTATTTTTTGTAGGATCAGTAACACAATGTTATGCATCATATAGAAGAGGAGCGGCATGGGTAACTTTGCTAACTTTCTATTTTGCATGTGTAAATGTATTTGGCTATGGCGTTGCGGCAAATTGGTATTAAGGCAAAAATTATGACAACAGACAGTAAACCATATCAAAGTTTAGCATGGTTAGGTACAGGCATTTTATTATTGGCGGCAACTATGGCAAGTTTTAATTTATATCCATACTACTCATATGCATTTGTAATTGCAAATACTATTTGGGTAGCAGTAGGTGTACTTTGGAAAGAAAGATCATTGATTATTTTAAACGCAGGCCTTACAATAATTTATATCATAGGCTTAATAGGTGATAAGTATATATGATGAAGGTCGGCAGGCCATAAACTGCAACTTAGGTATTTGTCAGCCGCAAATGGCATACAGGAGAAAAAATGAGTTACGTAGACGCTCTATGGGATAGAGACAAAGACATTATTAAAGTTGTCGAACGAAGTAAAAAAGGCGAACGAGAGTTTCGCGAGTTTCCAGCAAGATATGTATTCTATTACAAAGATCCTAAGGGTAAACACAAAAGCACCCACGGAGATACTGCATCAAGAGTAGTATGTAAAAGTTGGAAAGACTTCCTTAAAGAACAAAAAATCAATAAACATCGCGGACTATATGAAGCAGATGTAAATCCTGTATATAGATTACTTGAAGAAAACTACTTAGGTCAAGATGCTCCAAATCTTAATGTTGCATTTTTTGATATCGAAGTAGACTTTGATCCTGAGAGAGGTTATTCATCTCCAGAGGATCCATTCACTCCAATTACTGCTATCACTGTACATTTACAATGGATGGACAGTTTGATAACACTAGCACTTCCGCCTAAAACACTTACAATGGAACAGGCAAAGGAAGAATGTAAAGACTTTGATAACACTTACTTGTTTGAAACAGAAGCAGAAATGTTAGATACATTTTTAGATCTAATACAAGATGCAGATGTTTTATCAGGTTGGAACAGTGAAGGATATGATATCCCGTACACTGTTAATAGAATTACAAGAGTTCTTTCAAAAGAAGATACCAGACGTTTTTGTTTGTGGGATCAATATCCTAAGAAAAGAACTTATGAAAAATACGGTCGCGAACAAGAAACTTATGATCTTGTTGGTAGACAGCATTTAGATAGTTTAGAATTATATAGAAAGTATACATATGAAGAAAGACACACTTATAGGCTCGACGCTATTGGCGAAATGGAAGTTGGCGAAAAGAAAACTGTTTATGAAGGTACACTCGATCAACTTTATAACAATGACTTCAGAACATTCATTGAATACAACAGGCAAGACGTTGCACTACTGGACAAGTTGGACAAAAAATTAAGATTTATTGATCTAGCAAACGAACTTGCTCATGCAAATACTGTATTACTTCCTACTACAATGGGAGCAGTAGCAGTAACTGAACAAGCGATTATTAACGAAGCACATAGACGTGGTTTCATTGTTCCTAATAGAGTACACAGAGAACCTGGGTCAAATGCGGCCGCTGGTGCGTATGTGGCATATCCTAAAAAAGGACTACATGATTGGATTGGATCAATGGATTTAAATTCACTGTATCCTAGTGTAATTAGAGCATTAAACATGGATCCTGCAACAGTTGTAGGACAACTTAGACAAAATCATACGGAAACTTACATCGACGAGCAAATGCATCTTAAGAAAAAATCATTTGCGGCGGCATGGGAAGGAAAGTTTGGTAGTTTAGAATATGATTACGTAATGGAACAACGTAAGGATATTGAAATTATAATTGATTGGGAAAACGGTGAATCTGATACATTAAGTGCCGCAGAAGTGTACAAACTTATTTTTGATAGTAGTCAACCTTGGATGTTAAGTGCAAACGGAACTATTTTTACAACAGAATATGAAGGCATTATTCCTGGACTACTAAAACGATGGTATGCTGAACGAAAAGAAATGCAGGCAAAAAAAGGTCAAGCACAAGATGCCGGCAATAAAATTGAAACTGCATTTTGGGATAAAAGGCAACTAGTTAAAAAGATTAACCTAAATAGTTTGTATGGTGCTATTCTTAATCCAGGTTGTAGATTTTTTGATCATAGAATTGGGCAAAGCACAACACTTACAGGTAGGCGTATTGCAAAACACATGTCTGCAAAAGTAAATGAGATTATTACAGGTGAATATGATCATGTAGGTAAAAGTATTATATATGGTGATACAGATTCTGTTTATTTTAGTGCATATACTAGTTTACGTGCTGAAATAGAAAAAGGTCAAATACCTTGGGATAAAGATAGTGTGATTACACTGTATGATCAAATTTGTGAAGAAGCAAACAAAACATTTCCATCATTTATGGGACAAGCATTTCATTGTCCTAAGTCAAGAGGAGAAGTTATTGCGGCAGGTAGAGAAGTTGTAGGCGAAAAAGGATTGTATATTACTAAGAAAAGATATGCAGTTTTAATTTATGACTTAGAAGGATTTAGAACAGACACTGACGGCAAACCAGGTAAAGTAAAAGCAATGGGATTAGATCTGAAACGTTCTGATACTCCAGTTTTTATGCAAGACTTTTTAAGTGAGGTATTGTTAGCAGTACTAACAGGTGCTAAAGAAGATGATGTGCTAGACATGATTACTGAGTTTAGAACAAAATTTAAAGCAAGGCCTGGCTGGGAAAAAGGTTCACCTAAACGTGCAAACAACGTTACAGATTATCTCGCAAGACTTAAAAAACATGGAAAGGTGAATATGCCGGGACACGTAAGAGCAAGTATTAACTGGAATTCACTGAAAGAAATGAATAGTGACAAGTTTAGTATGCAGATTGTAGATGGTATGAAAGTTATCGTTTGCAAACTAAAAACAAATCCAATGGGATATACTTCGGTTGCATATCCTACGGATGAACTTAGACTTCCAAAATGGTTCCAAGAACTTCCGTTCGCAGATGACGAAATGGAGTCAACAATTATCGATAATAAGTTAGATAATTTAATTGGAGTACTAGATTGGGATATTAAATCAACCGAACAGAAGAATACATTCAATAATTTATTTGACATTGAGTGATTTTCTAAATATAATATAAGGAACGGAGAAAAAACTTATGAAAGACATATTACAAGATATTGTTGCACATACACACGCACTTGGCTTTCTTAACATTGTTAAAGTAAACGGTGATGATGCACAAACTGGTATTGATAGCATGGCAGAGGATCGCTCTGTAATCATGCAGGCAAATACTAAAAATGCTCAAGTAGAAATGAAGGGTACTTTTGGTATGCCTAACCTAAATAAACTTGACATTCATTTAAAATGCCCTGAATACAAAGATGGTGCTTCTATTGATGTTGTAAGACAAGATAGAAATGGTGAAACTATTCCGGTAGGAATACACTTTGAAAATGCAACAGGTGATTTTAAAAATGATTATCGCTTTATGAACGCAGATATTATTAATGAAAAATTAAAAACTGTTAAGTTCAAAGGCGCACAGTGGGACGTAGAAGTTTCACCAACTATTGCAAGTGTGCAAAGATTTAAAATGCAGGCAACTGCAAATGCTGAAGAAACTGTGTTTACAGTTATAACAGATGGTGCTAATCTTAAATTTAAGTTTGGCGATGCAAGTACACACGCAGGTGAATTTGTTTTCCATGCAGGTATAAGCGGTACTCTTAAAAATGAGTGGGCATGGCCTGTACAACAAACACTTGCTATTTTAAGTTTAGATGGCGATAAGGTAATGAAGTTTTCAGATCAAGGTGCTATGCAGATTCAAGTAGACAGCGGTCTAGCAACTTATGAATATATTTTGCCAGCACAAAGTAAGTAGGAGGAACAGTAGTGAACACTGATCTAACAAAAGAACAAAAAGATTATGCGATTTTCTTGCCGGCGATCAGTGGTTTCTATGCGACTTTTATCGGCAAACAACGTAGAGAAGAATACGTAGAAAAAAGTCGTATACCATTTCCAAACAACGAGATGGAAGGACTAAACTGGTTTAACAAAAAAGATAGTATGTTTAACTATCATTGGAGTTTATACAGTGCGGGTCATGCCGAACTTGACATTAATAAAGACGCACCTAAAGAACTAATGATACGTGAACGTGATCGAGAAAACAGTTGGTTACTTGGTGACTCGGGAGGCTTTCAAATTGGTAAAGGTGTTTGGGAAGGTAATTGGAAAGATCCTAACTGTCCTAAAGCAAAAAAGAAACGTGAACAAGTATTAACTTGGATGGACGCATATATGGACTATGGTATGATACTTGATATTCCGGCATGGGTATCACGTTCACCTGCAGGACAAAAAGCAACAGGCATTACAAACTATCAAGATGCCGTAACGGCAACAAGAATAAACAACGACTATTTTATGAAAAATAGAACAGGTGCTTGTAAGTTCTTAAATGTTCTACAAGGTGAAAATCATACTGATGCAGAAGATTGGTATCAGCAAATGAAAGACTATTGTGATCCAAAACTATACCCGGACACACATTTTAATGGATGGTCAATGGGTGGTCAAAATATGTGTGATGTACATCTAGTGTTAAAAAGACTTGTGTCTTTACGTTTTGATGGTTTATTAGAAAAAGGTGTACATGACTTTATGCATTTTTTAGGTACTAGTAAACTCGAGTGGGCAACACTACTTACAGATATACAAAGAGCAGTACGCAAGTATCACAATCCAAACTTTACGATTACATTTGACTGTGCATCTCCGTTCCTTGCTACAGCAAATGGTCAAATTTATTGTGAACTAGAAACACAAGACAGAAGCAAATGGGTATACAGAATGGTGCCTAGCATCGATGATAAAGCACTTGCAACTGATACAACACATTTTGGTACTGCATTTGTTAGAGAAGGAAAACACGGAAGTTTCTTAGATAGTCCTGTAACAAAAGATTTACAAGCAAAAGATGTTTGTATATACGCACCTGGGGACCTAAATAAAATAGGTAAAGAAGGAAAAACATCCTGGGATAGTTTTTCATATGCAATCCAAATGGGACATAATGTATGGAGTCATATTAATGCAGTACAAGAAGCAAACAGACAATACGACAATGGCATCATTCCAAACATGCTTGTCGATGAACAGTTTGACAGGGTTTTATTTAGAGATGTTGTGGAGGCAATATTCGCAACTGACAACAGAGACACTGCAAACGCAGTCATTGAAGAGTTTTCCAGATTCTGGATGTCGATTATCGGCACTAGAGGCGCAACAGGTAAGAAAACTGTGAATGCTTCTACACAGTTTCAGAATTTATTTGAGGAGGTATAATAATGGCAACTGGCAGGCAAACAAAGAATGCAAAAAGACTACAAAACATGCACAACTATCTACACAATAAGGTTGAAGAAGTAGAAAAAGAACGTAACGGTGATAGAAGTTGGCCAACAAAAGAACATCTAATAAAACTTAAAAAACAAAAATTAGCAATTAAGGATCAAATAAAAAACGGATAGTATTATGAAACGTGATTATTCAAACGGTATTAAAGATGATGTTGTATTTTTTACAGGATATGAAGTAGAAAAGACTCCTGCATTTGATATGGACACACTATTTGTTGTAGGTGTACAACCATTAGAAACAGTGTTAAGTGAAGCAAATAAACATCACGTTGATCACATATACTTAGGTGCTAACCAATCTTTCTTTCCAGATGAAGATTGGGATCATCTTGTTTTTGGTTTATTAAGTGAAGGTTATACAGTTACACTTGATTATGATGTAAAACATCACGAATGGGTATTGGAATCAGGTTATAACGAACATAACAAATTTATTAGTCAAATAAGTGTTAAACTTCCATATATTAATCAACTTAATTATAATGCTTGTATCAAAATTGACGATAAAGACTTTAAAGCAACAAACAATGGAGTTTGGATTCATCAAATACATGATTTGCAAGATCGGCAAAAATTTACTGATTGGTCAAAGTATGAAAATGATAATCCGCTTGACAACAAATAAGAAAGGCACTATACTATGAGCATAGTAGATACAAAGATGAAGGAACAAATGGAAACAGAAACTAAAGAACATATTATGAATACTGCTAAAAGAATGATTTGGGTTACTTTTAGAAAAGAAGGTATTCATAAGTATCCTGCGGCCTTAGATGATCCTAAGTTAGCAACAGGAGATTGGGATGATGTGTCTTTTTTAGGGTATCCACACAGACACATATTTCATTTTAAAGTAGGTATCACTGTAACACACAATGACAGAGATATTGAGTTTATTCAATTCAAACGTTGGATGGAGAAATTATACGCAGAAAAAACATTAGATCTTGATTACAAATCATGTGAAATGATGTCAGATGATCTTTATACTAAGATACATGAAAAGTATCCGGGTAGGGAAGTTCATATAGACATATCTGAAGACGGAGAGAATGGTGCTCATATCGAGTACCCCAAATACTAAAATGGAGACAAATAAAATGGCTAACGGTGACTACTTTGCCGCCCATCCCGAGATTGTTAAAATCTTCGATGACTTAGAAAAATATCGTGACTGGTGTAGACACAACGGTCGTAAGTTTGATGAAAAGGACTTGTATAAAGGCAAGACCTATCAAGAGTTCCTTAATTGGGACAATGTAAAGAAAGCAAAAAAACGTGTTAACAAAAAGTATTACAATAGAAATAAAAGATTTAAGCACTAGAACTCCGTATAAGACGGACGCACAAGGCAATAGTGTAGAAGGCGGTGCTCTTAATGCCAATTACACTACTGTTGAGGCAGTTGCTAAAATCTGTAATACTTTAGGTGTACATGGTTATCATTATGGTCGTGATTTTATTTGGCAAGATCAAGGTTGGACTGAAGACATGGAAGATGCTATAATATTAAACTATAAAGATGACAAGATAAAGACACTTATAGGAGTTGCTAAATGAGTACAGTATGGTTAATTGATTTAGAAAGTGTAGAAACAAGATACACTAAAGAGTGGAAAACATATCTTCCAAAACTATTAAAGAAACACGGACATACTGTAAATGTTGTCGAAGGTCCAAAAGATATACCTAATGCAACTACTCCAGGCGCATTTCTTAACTTTGGTGGAACTAACATTTACAAATCAAAACAAGTTGAAGTAATATCGAGAGCATTTACATCAGGCGAAGTAAAAGATGGTGATCATTTTTTATTTACTGATGCTTGGCATCCTGGTATTATTAATTTAAAGTATATGGCCGAGTTGCTTGGAGTTAAAATTATTACACACGCATTGTGGCATGCCGGATCTTATGATCCTCAAGACTTCTTAGGAAGATTGATTGGTAATAGTCCATGGGTTAGAAATGCAGAAAAAAGTTTCTTTCACAGTTATGATCATAATTATTTTGCATCTGAATTCCATGTAAAGTTATTTTTTGATGAATTATTAAATGATGGTCGTAAAGAACATAATCCTTTATATGAAGAAACTTGGAAGGCAAGATATGACAATGGTAAGATTGTTCGTTGTGGCTGGCCTATGAGTTATGTGAGAGATGAACTTACTCCATTTATTGGGATGGACAAGAAAAATATAATTTTATTCCCACATAGAGTTGCACCAGAAAAGCAACCAGAAATATTTAGAGATTTAAAAGAAACTTTGACACAATATGAATTTGTAATTGCAATGGAACGCAATTTACAAAAGAAAGAATACTATAACTTACTAGGTGAAAGTAAATTAGTGTTTAGTGCTAATTTGCAAGAAACACTTGGTATCAGTTGGTATGAAGGATCTGTTGTTGGAACATTGCCAATGGTTCCAGATAGATTAAGTTATAGTGAAATGGAAAACACTGGCAAATTTTTATATCCGTCAGAATGGACTGAATCATTTGAAGCATATAAAAATAACAAAGATAAAGTTGTTGAACGCATAATTGACTATATGGAAAATTATGATCAGCATCTTGTAAACCTAAATAAACTGACTACTCATCTAAATGAAAACTATTTTAGTTGCAAAAATTTACTTGAGAGGTTACAATAAACTATATGGCAATCCACTGCCTTAACATCGGAGATAAAAAATGAAAATTAAAGACAAAATTCAACAAAGACTTAAAGAAAATAATATTAGATATTGGGCGAATGACAATATTTCTAAATATATTGATTCAGATGAAAAGCAACAATTAATTGATGAGGCAGTACCTGCTTTTGAAAATGTTTTACAACACTTGCTAATTGATACTGAAACAGATCCTAATAGCATGGATACTGCAAGACGTATGGCAAAAATGTATATTAATGAGATTATGAGTGGACGTTATGATCCAATGCCTAATCCAAGTGCTTTTCCAAACTATATTGAAAACGGTTATGAAGGTATGCTAGTGGTAAGAAGTGAACTAAAGAGTGTTTGTTCACATCACCATCAACCAGTATCTGGTGTAGCATATATTGGTATCATTGCTGGTCCTAAACTATTAGGATTAAGCAAGTACACAAGAATAGCACAATGGTGTGCAAAACGTGGAACACTACAAGAAGAATTAAATGTTATGATTGCTAATGAAATTCAAAAACAAACAGGTAGTGAGCATGTTGGTGTATATGTACAAGCAACACATGGTTGTTGTGAAAACAGAGGTATCCAAGCACATAGTTCATTAACTCAAACCACTGTTCTTAGAGGAGCATTTAAAAATGATCCAGCAACAAAGAAAGAGTTTATAGATAATGTGAAACTTCAACAAGAATTTGCTCCAAGATAATTGAAGCAAATGCCCTTTACTTTTTATTGGAGGACAAAGCATGAATGATGACGACACATCTGTTACTTTTACTAGCACAGGCACCTATACAATCGATATTACTGATTCTGATGCGTATAGTAGTAGTCTTATCAATAATATGCCTTACGAAAATGCAACAACCGTAAGTACTGTTAGTTTTGATCCAAATGATATCAAATTGGATTTAGATCCTTATCCAAATACCAAAAGAATTGATTTGGAATTATTGGAAAAATATCCGGCGGCAAAATCTCTTTACAATCAGTTTATTTCCGTGTATACTATGTGTGAAGCAGAAGAAGAATTGAATGGAGAATCAAATGCTGGGACGTCTTTTTAAAGACAGAAAACGTGTAATTAGAGATAGAAATAGCAACGAGCCTTATCTAGTTCGTTGGTATGTCTTTTTAAAAGATAGGAAAAACTTTCCTTTTAATATTACACTGCACAAAGTTTTAAAAAGTGATGAAGACACTTTACATGATCACCCATGGAACTGGGCGGCCTTAATACTGAAAGGTGGATATTGGGAACACATTCCTGTTTATTCACAAGAAGGTGCAGTTGTAGGCAGTACAAAAAAATGGCGTGGTCCTGGACATTTTAGATTTAGAAAAGCAGATGATCTTCATTGGCTAGAACTTGCTAAAGATAAAGATGGTAATGATATTCCTTGTTGGAGTCTATTTTATATGGGAAAGAAACAGAAAGAATGGGGTTTTGTAAGACATGTAAAGCATCAAGGATATCGTTGGATTGATCACAAAACATATTTAGGTGAAAACAATGTTTGAATGGAATACACAAGAACAACAAGAACAAGTAAGAAAAACTTTAACTGAGAAAGTACTTACTGTTACTTTTACAAAGAATAATGGCGATAACAGAATTATGGCTTGTACTTTACAGGAAGATCAGATTCCCAAAGCAACTAAAGAAGATCCTCTAAGCCAAAAAAAGATTAGAAAGATCAATCCTGAAGTTTGTGCAGTATGGGACTTAAATGCTCAAGGGTGGAGAAGTTTCCGTTGGGATAAAGTTATTGCAATTAAGGAAGGCAGGATAGACGTTTTATCATGATTAAAAAGAAATTTTACAGTTGGCACGATGTAGAAAAAATGTGCCTTGATATTACTAATCAAATGTACAGGCAAAATTGGAAACCTGATTACATTATAGGTATTACACGCGGCGGTAATGTGCCAGCAACTATTATTTCTAATATGATTGATGTACGTTGCGAAGCATTGAAAGTAAGTCTACGTGACGATAGCGGACATGGAAATGAAAGTAATTTTTGGATGGCCGAAGATGCTTTAGGTTATCCAGGTCAAGATTCAGGCGGACAAGGAAAAAATATTCTTATTGTAGATGACATTAACGATACAGGTGCTACTTTTAATTGGATTATGGAAGATTGGAAAGCAGGTTGTTTACCCGATAATGAAGCATGGAATAAGGTATGGGGACAAAACGTAAAGTTTGCAGTATTAACAGAAAACCTTGCTAGTAATTTTAGTAAAGTTTCATTTAGTTGCGATGAAGTCAACAAAGCAGAAGAAGATGTTTGGTTGGTTTATCCATGGGAGAATGTAGCAAGTTATGGCTAAAGAAAAAGTACAACCACAACCACAAAACGTTGACAGTAATGGCGTATATCTGTTAATGGATCAAATAAATTATGCAAGTTGCAAAGAAGCAATTAAATGGATAATGAACAAAAACTTAGACCCACAACCATTGCCAGAACTAACACTAATTATTAATTCACCTGGAGGAGATGTACATGCCGCATTTGCTCTTATAGATACAATAAAGGCAAGTACTATACCTATTAAAACAGTAGGACTAGGACTTATTGCTAGTGCAGGATTTTTAATTTTTATAGCAGGAGAAAAAGGCAAACGTATACTAACTCCTAACACTGCAATACTTTCACATCAATACAGTTGGGGTAGTAGAGGTAAAGAGCATGAACTTTATGCAAAAGTAAAAGAGTTTGAACTTTCCACAGATAGAATGATTACACACTATAAGAAATGTATTGGTATGAACGAAAAGAAAATAAGAGAAGTTTTATTGCCACCACAAGATGTTTGGTTAAGTGCAAATGAGGCATTGAAACTTAAGATTTGTGATAAAATTGAGGACCTTTATTAATGGAATTTAATGATATACCGTGGAAAGAAGTATTAGTAGATACACGTGATTACACAGTCTTTAAAGACGGATATCCTGTTACTGACGGACATATTTTGTTCGTGCCTAAACACCAAGACTGGGAACATCTAAGTAAATGTTATAAGGCCGCTTATTCATGGGGTTATGATTGGGTAAAAAGTGGTTACTGTGATGCATTTAATTTGGGACAAAATGTAGGTGAACAAGCAGGACAAACTGTAATGTATCCGCACATACATTTGATTCCAAGACGTAAAGGCGACATGGAAGACCCTAGAGGAGGAGTCAGACATGTGATTCCTGAAAAAGGAAACTATAGAAAATCTGAAGAAAAATATATAAACGGAAAGTTTACAACTGAAGAATTAGTAGATGCAACCAATAAAATTCTACAAAGTTCTTGACAAAAACCTAAATATATATTATATTATATTATGATAAAGGCTAAACAGATGGATGAAAAAAAGTATTACTACTCAGAAATATTCTATAGTATTCAAGGTGAAGGGCATTATACAGGTGCTCCTACAGCCTGGATTAGATTCTTTTTATGCAATTTACAGTGTAATGGTTTTGGACAACTAGACCCAACCAACCCAGATACATATGAATTGCCATTTGAAGATTTTGATGTTGACAGTGTAAAAAGAGTTGAAGACTTGCCTGTATGGGAAAAAGGTTGTGATTCAAGTTACACTTGGGCAAAGAAATTCAAAAAATTAATGGGTCATGAAACTCCTAGCACACTTGCAAATAAAATTATAGATTGTATTAAAAATGACAGCAATCCTGAAGGAAAATTTTTACATCCTGTAAGTAAGTTTCATCAGCATCTTTGTTTTACAGGCGGTGAGCCTTTAATGATTACAGGACAACAAGCAGTGGTAGGGATATACAATGAACTAAAAAGACAAGATAACTTGCCCGGTAGTATGACATTTGAAACTAATGGCACACAAAAGTTAAGGCCTGAATTTATTGAATGGGGTTCAAATGTAGATACAGAAATATTTTTTAGTTGTAGTCCTAAACTATTTACAGTAAGTGGAGAAAAACCTGAAAAGGCAATTAAACCTGAGATTGTTGCAGAATACTCAAAAGTAAGTAGTAAAGGACAACTTAAATTTGTTGTAGGTCATAAAGATAGAGAATGGAATGAAATGGAAGAAGCAGTTGCAAAGTTTAGAGATGCAGGTGTTGATTGGCCAGTATGGATTATGCCTACAGGTGCAAGAGAAGAAGAACAAACTGCTAGTGCAGGTAAAGTGGCAGAAAAGGCATTTAAAAGAGGTTATAATGTGGCGGCAAGAGTACATGTGTACTTGTTCGGCAATGCCATAGGAACATGATTAAGGATAAATTAACAACTATTTGGTTTGAAGCAGAAGATAAAGCACTTGCATTAAGCAAGTCTAATCTGTTTTCTACTATTTCTAAATTGCTTCTTACATTTATTTTGTTAGTGTTAACTGTTACTTTCTTTTTAATTTATTCTATATTAGACTTATTTGTATTATTAAAGGATAAACTTAATAAGAAAAGTAAAGGTGTTGAGACTGAAACTATTGCTCCTGAAAGTAATATCAAGTATGAAGATATGGATGGCAAAAACAGTGACACACCCGAAGATAAACTAGCAAGGATAAGGAGATACATGTGATGACTGAATATAGTTCACACGATTGGCGAAAGAATACAGATGATGCAATCGTAGTTGCATCTAATATAGGTATTCAATTAGAGGCAAATAAAAGTAAAGTAATCTTTACTAATCCAAAAACACTGAAAAGAGAAGAAGTAGATGTATCAAGACTAGTAAGAGTGTTTGTAAATAATATGGAATCAAACAAAAGGAGTGTAAAGTAATGAAAGGAGGAGAGATGTTAGATAAACTTAAAAATATGTTTAGCAAAAAAGATCATGTGCCTGCAAGTGTATCAAAAGAAAAAGGAAATGATGCAAAAGCACAAGCAACTAAAAATAAACAGCCTTATATAGCAGTTTTAGATGTACAAATGAAAAAAGATAATCCAAAAAATGGTTTTTTTGAATTAGATTGGAATGAATACTTTGTACGTGATTTAAGACTGAATGGTTATAATGGTGCTACAGAAGAAGAAATAGTTGATGCATGGTTTAAAGAACTTTGTGGCAATATTGCAAAAGAAGAAGGTGTTGCTAGTGACAATGTTCCAATGGGAGCAGGATACGTAAATGTAAAACCACTTGGAGATAATAAGTCTGAGGTAAGTTAATGGCAAACCAAGGCGAAATTCTTGGATTATTTCCAAATGTAGTTGCTAGAAAAGAATGGAATGATTGTGAAAAACACAATCAAACTATGAAAGATCTTTTTTATAATATTGAAAAAGATTTTCCAATGCCGAACAAAAATGAAATTGATATTAGTTCTAACTATTATACTAGTTATAATTTACAGTTGGAAAAATCTTTAATTGCATATGATGAAATGAAACCTTTTATAAATTTTCTCAGTGAAAGTATAAAAGGATTAAATGAATTTATGGGTTTTGATGGTGAATATAATTTTACTATAAAAAATTTATGGTTTGCAATTAATAGGAAATATAGTTTTCACGAAGTACATGCACATACTCCGGCAATTTGGAGTGGTGTATATTATGTACAAGCACAAGAAGATGATGCACATTTAAAGTTTCTAAGTCCTCCTAGATTCAATAATCAGTGGGCAAGTCACGTTATAAAAGAATACAATGATTTTAGTAATACAGAAGTAATTTTAAAACCAAAAACAGGACTGTTACATATTTTTCCTGGTTATTTGGAACATAGTGTTGGACAACAAATAGTAGATAGAGATAGAATAGCAATTAGTTTTAATGTTACGTAGAGGATAAAATGGCAACAACCAAAGAAGAACTTAAACGGATTGAAGAAAAAATAGACAAATTACAGTTGACAGTTGATCAATTAAGTGCTAAACTAGAAAAACATATAGACTTTATAGATCGGACATACGACGGATTAAAGAATCCAATCGATGCCGCAAGGAGATGGTTAGGACGATGACATATATACTTGTTGACACTGCAAATACTTTTTTTAGAGCAAGACATGCCGTTAGAGGTGATGCTGATATTAAGATTGGCATGGCGTTACATACTACTTTTCAAAGTATTAGAAAAGCATGGAAGGACTTTGACGGTAGTCATGTTGTCTTTTGTTTAGAAGGACGTAGTTGGCGTAAGGATTATTATGAGCCATACAAACGTAATAGACAAGAAAGTAGAGATGCACTTACTGTAAGTCAACAAGAAGAAGAAAAAGTTTTTTGGGAAACATTTGATGAATTTACAAACTTTCTAAAAACAAAAACTAATTGTACAGTAATACAAAATCCTAAATTAGAGGCAGATGACCTTATTGCAGGTTGGATACAAGCACACCCTAAAGATAATCATGTAATTATTAGTACTGATGGAGACTTTGCACAACTTATTGCACCTAATGTAAAACAATATAACGGAGTTCAAAAAGTTACTGTTACACACGAAGGTTACTTTGATGAAAAAGGCAAAAGTGTAATTGATAAGAAAACAAAACAAGAAAAACCTGCTCCTATTCCTGAATGGTTATTGTTTGAAAAATGTATGAGAGGTGATACAAGTGATAACGTGTTTAGTGCCTATCCCGGAGTAAGAGTAAAAGGCACAAAAAACAAAGTAGGTTTACAAGAAGCATTTGACGACAGAACAACTAAAGGTTATGCTTGGAATAACTTGATGCTACAACGTTGGGTAGATCACAACGGTGATGAACACAGAGTGCTTGATGATTATACTAGAAATGTAACACTATGTGATTTAACTGCACAACCTCCTGAAGTAAAAGAACTTATAGGGCAAACTATTGCTGAAGGGATTAATGCACAAAAAAACATTTCACAAGTAGGTGTTCGTTTAGTTAAATTTGCGAGTAGTTACGATTTAAACAAAATAACAGAACAGGCTCAGTCATTTGCAGAGCCTTTAAATGCAAAATACGGAGGTAAAGATGCAAGCCAAACAATTAGTGCCTAATAAATTTTGGATAGTACAAGATCACGGAAGAAAAGTTGGTACACTAGCAAAAGATAAAAATAGTTTTGTATTGATTACACCAAAAGACAAAATTATATTTGAGTCTGTAGACAAAGTTTATGAAACATTTGGCAAAGACTTTTTTGAACAAGCAGTACAAAAGAAAACAAAAGATTCTAAAGTATTAGAAGTGAATGGATATCCTACAAGTACTCCTGCTTACAATCCACTGTTAGATGTACAGAATAACTTGCCACTATACAGTAAAAGTAAAAAATCAAAAAGTTTATATTGTGCAGGATATTACACAATTAAATTTGCAAAAGGATGGGTCAAATCGTTTTGTCCTAAACTAATTACTCTACAAAGATATGAGTATCAAGGTCCTTTTACAACAGAACTAGAAATGCGTCAGGTATTAGCAAATGTCTCGAAGTCCAGTTAACACAATACCAGTTGAAAACTTTTTACAAGCAGTTAAAGTTGCAACTAAAACTCAACAACGTGAAATAAAACTAGATTCTAAGCAATATAAAGATCTTGCAGATAGTATTAGTATTTTAATGGCTAGACTAGTAGAATTGCAAGATAAACGTTTACAACAGCCACAAGATGTAAATGTAGACGTGCAAATGGACGGCGGAAACTTCTAAATTCAGATAAATAAGTACGTAGTTAACTAAAGGAATTACGTACATGAGTAGACCAAAACCTAATATCTTATTAGAATTTACTGATAAGAACACATATCGTAAAGAAGAAGTCTTAGATGCGGAAGCCATCTGGGCGGTATTTTATCAAGGAAAGCCATTTAATCTAAAAAGTTCAAATAGTATTTCGCCAACACCGGGTCCTAAGTATAAGAAAGTTTCCTTTTCAAACCCTGGACATGCTCATAATCTTGCAAGAAAGTTAAACACAACTTTTAAATGCGAAGATTTTGAAGTATATAAGTTAACTAAAGGCGAAAAACTGTAAATGGATGTAAAAGAAGCATACACAAAAACATTTATGATAGGTGCTAGTGAAACAGACCTATCAAATGAGTCTATTAAGAAAAACTATATGCTATGGTGGCAAAACACTAGAGCAAAAGGAGATAGTGGATTAAGACTTACAAAAGATGGTTTTGTATATGCCACTGACAGTGCAGATTTACAAACATATGAAATAAAATTTCCTAACGAAATTAAATTTACACCACAAGTATTTCTTTATTTGGACAATTTTATAGATTGTCCTTATTATGTTACGAAAAAACGCATTTATGTATTCTCTGAAAAAATGGGTTTACAATTAATGATGTTTGCCGGTGACATAAAACAGTACGGCCTTGCCCGTGCTATGGCCAAAGATTTGGAGGATTAAAAATGGCATATAAATTGAGTAGTAGAAGTTTAGGGAAACTTGAAGGAGTTGACCCTAAATTAATTAAGGTAGTAGAAACTGCTATCAAACATACAAAAGTAGACTTTGGAGTTATACAAGGTTTGCGAACAGTCGAAGAACAAAAAGAACTTGTAGCCAAAGGTGCGTCACAAACTATGAAATCTAAACATTTAGATGGTTTAGCAGTTGACTTAATGGCATATATAGGCGGTAGAGGTTCTTGGGAACTAAATGTTTATGATGAAATAGCAGATGCTATGAAAATTGCGGCAAAAGAACATGGAGTTTCTGTTCGTTGGGGAGCGGCCTGGCATATAAATGATATGCGAGAATGGGACGGTACTATGGAAGATGCTATGAACTCATACATAGATCTTAGACGTTCACAAGGCAGAAGACCCTTTATCGACGCCCCCCATTTTGAACTAACGTAAAAAAGTTTCATTTTGGACAGTTTTTTGTAAAAAAAGCGGTTTTTCCGCTTGACAAATCCTTTGTCTGTGTTATTATATATGTATAGTTAGAAACAAAGGAGCATAGCAAATGGCACAACAAACTGAAGCAAGAACAGTTACACCAAATGAAGCAAAGGCGGCTGTTCAACACGCAATGAACAAAAAACGTCCTATCTTTATGTGGGGACCTCCAGGCATTGGAAAGTCCGACATTATGGGACAAATCACAAATTCAATGAAGAACGCATTTTTAATTGATGTGCGTCTGTCATTGTGGGAACCTACTGATGTAAAAGGTATGCCTTATTATAGTGCAAATGATAACACTATGAAATGGGCACCTCCTTCAGAACTTCCTGATGAAGAGTTTGCAAAACAATATGATACTATTGTATTGTTTTTAGATGAAATGAATTCGGCCGCACCAGCAGTACAGGCGGCGGCATATCAACTCGTGCTTAACCGTAAGGTAGGTACATATAAACTTCCTGATAACGTTGTTATTGTAGCGGCGGGTAATAGGGAAACTGATAAAGGTGTTACATACAGAATGCCAGCACCTTTGGCAAACAGGTTTTTGCACTTGGAGTTGAGAGTAGATTTTGAAGATTGGTTGCTTTGGGCAACTGAAAATAAAGTACACCCAGATGTAGTGGGTTACTTGACTTTTGCAAAACAAGATCTTTATGATTTTGATCCTAAGTCAAGTTCAAGAGCATTCGCAACGCCACGTAGTTGGTCGTTTGTGAGCGAACTTCTCGACGATAACCTTGCTGAATCAACATTAACTGATTTGGTTGCTGGTTCCGTCGGCGAAGGCTTGGCAGTTAAGTTTTCCGCACACCGAAAGGTTGCATCACAACTGCCTAATCCAACTGACATACTTGCTGGCAAAGTTACTAGCATGGAAACTAAAGATATTTCCGCTATGTACTCTTTGACTGTTAGTATGTGTTACGAACTTCAAGAGGCGTTCAAACGCAAGGAGAAGGGTTGGAACAAGATGGCTGATAACTTTTTTGGTTTTATGATGGATAATTTTGAAACTGAACTAGTTGTAATGGGTACGCGAGTTGCTATCGCTACTTATAAACTGCCATTTTCGCCTAAAGACTTGAAAAACTTTGACCGTTTTCACAGTAAGTACGGCAAGTATGTTCAAGCCGCTATGGCATCCTAACTAACTATAGAGGGGGTCTTAGGATCCCCTCGCTTCTTTTCCCACTTTCAAACGAGGTTTTACAATGTTGGCAAATCCGGTAACTAGTATTGATATGGATTTTGAAACACGTCTTAAAATGGATTGGTTCTCTCGTAGAGCCGAGCAAAACGAAATAATTAAAAATTTCCTACTTGATAAAATCTATTATCATCAACCAGAAATGAATGTTGCATATCCTACAGATTTTTTACGCAATCTTACATACGAAGATCTGCTAGAACTTGCAATAGGATGTGTAAACAAAGATATCGATATTACACTAGGTTATGGTAGTGACTTTAGTGATAAATCAGATGCAAAGTTTACAACTAGTCAATTTAGAAACAATCAAGTGTTAAAAGGATGCTGGACACACAGTTTTGCAGTTCCAGGCACTAAACACAAAGAAGGATTAGTAAGGATTTGTGGTTACAACACAATTAACCAACAATTTTACTTTTTCTGTATACCTGCAGATGAAGTAAATGGCAAATTAGAAATTATTATACATTATAAAGGTGGTGTGTTTGAAAAGCCTAATTTTGATTACCATCCTGAAAGACATCGCAAGTGGTGGAATTACGAATGTGCAAGTTTTGAAGAGATGGCTTCTATTACAACTCCACCAAATAAAATAAACAAATTATTCCAAATCAGTTGACAACAAGACAACACTAATTTAGAATATATACAGTTGCAAAGGAGTTTAAAATGCAAACTGTTGATTTGGCAGTATGGTTACAAAACAATGTCGACTGGAACAAATATGTTACTCTAGTTAAGGCAATAGGAAATGAACTTAATGAACGTAAATTACGTTTTGATAAAAGTGATTTATTAGAACGTTCATTAGAATTGTTTAGTGACCAAAATCTAAAATACGTTAACCAAGAAGGTGTTGATCATATTGGCCCTGAAGGTGTTACAATAGAAATGAAATTTACAGATACTTGTTTGTTTACTCGTAAAACAAAGAAAAAGAAAAAATTTGTTTCAGATCTACAACTAATGAACAGTAGAGGTTCTAGTGAAGGAAGAACACTTCCAGAATCCTATGCAGAATATCTTTTGATATGCGATACGGACAGTGTTGCAGTAATTTCCAAAACAGATCTTTTACCTTATATAACGAGTGCTGGAGACGGATTAAAAACAACAAAATTACCGTCCAATATGATACAATATGTATTTGTTCCAGGCCAATATATACCACAAGATATAGCAGTTAAAAAATCATATTTAGAGTCCAAATTGGACATGCAGAACACATTTTTAGCACAATTTTAGTTGACAAATACCTTTTTGATGCTATACTTTAAATATAGTTAGGAGATAAACATGTCACAAAATACAACCGCAGTAGAACAAAGCATGATGGAGGGTAAGATCTATGAGAAAGACCCTAAAATCGATAGCAACAAAATTAGAGAAAAACTTACAACTGCAAGAATTGCCTTACTAATTAGGCAACCATTTTTTGGTAATCTTGCAACAAGATTGAAACTTGAAGATGCTACAGATTGGTGTGCAACTGCGGCCACAGATGGCAGACACTTTTTTTACAATGAAAATTTTATAAATGTTTTGAATCAAAAACAAACTGAGTTTTTGTTTGGACACGAAGTATTGCATTGTGTTTATGATCACTTTACACGTAGAGGTGAACGTGATCCTCAAATTCATAACATTGCGGCAGACTATTGTGTAAATGGTGATTTGATTCGACATAACATCGGAGAAGTAATTACACAAGTAAAGCCATTTCATGATACAAAATATTATGGTTGGTCATCAGAAGAAGTATATGATGACATTTTTGGAAAGTATGATGACGAGCAATTGAAACAACTTGGTAAATTGCTTGACGAACACATTAACTGGGAAGAAGGTAAAGGACAAGGTCCAGCAGGAAAAACTAAAAAATCTAAAAAAGGCAAAGGTGGACAACCAACATATAGCAAAGACGAACTGAAAAAAATACGTGACGAAATGAAAGAAGCAGTAGTTTCGGCGGCACAGGCGGCAGGTGTTGGTAACATACCAAAAGGCGTTGCAAGAATCATTAAAGACTTAACTGATCCTAAAATGAACTGGAGAGAACTGTTAAATCAACAGATTCAATCTATACTAAAAAGCAACTATACTTTTATGCGTCCATCACGTAAAGCATGGCACACAGGTGCAGTACTTCCAGGTATGGATTTTGATCAAACAATAGATATTGCTATTGCACTTGACATGAGTGGTTCAATTGGTAACAAAGAAGCAAAGGACTTTTTAAGTGAAGTAAAAGGTATTTGTGATCAGTATGATGATTACAAAATTAAAATTTGGTGTTTTGACACAGAAGTATACAATGAGCAAGACTTTACACCCGATGCAGGAGAAACTATTGAAGACTATGAACTTGCTGGTGGCGGAGGTACTGACTTTGATGCGAACTGGAGATATATGAAAGATAACAATATTGAACCTAAAAAACTTATTGTATTCACAGATGGTTACTCATACAACTGGGGTGACGAAAACTACTGTGACACAATTTGGTTGATTCATTCAGATAAGTCAATTGAAGCACCACACGGTATTACTTGTCATTACGATACAGAGGCGGCATAAATGACATATTTAGAAATTATGGTAATTGCATTTGTTGTAAATGCAATTCATATTAAAGTAACTGGTCAACCATGGATGATTGAAATATCATGAGACTATTAATTGACGAACCTAATCCATTAAATGCTTTGGAAATTAGAGAATTAAATTTTATTCCAAAAAGTTGGGAAAAGGTTAATATCTCTAGTGAAGGTTGGAGAGCAGAAGAACTTGTGAACAATCTTAGAAAATGGGTATACAATAATCTTTCTGGTAGATTTGCAATTACATCCGATGTTAAAAATGTAAACAACAAATTAGAAATAGTTTACCAAATTGGTTTTGAAACACCTGGAGAAAGCACTATGTTTAGTTTAGGTTGCTCACTTTTGCATGACCAGGATGTTAGAATCATATAATTACATGTGTTATAACAAACAAACTTATTAATAGGAGTTAACTCAAAATGACGACAGAAAATAACAAACCAGCGGCAAATACTGAAGGTCAAACTGCTCCTGCTCCAGAAGGTACTCCACCAAAAAGTGGACCAGATCTTACTGTACAGGACTTACAGGCTTTAAAAGCAATTATCGATGTTGCAAGTCAACGTGGCGGTTTCCGTCCAGCAGAGATGGAAGTAGTTGGAAGAACTTACAACAGATTAGCAACTTTCTTAGATGCAATTACGCCTAAGGAAGAAGGAAAAGCAGACGGTACTGCACCAGCACCAACAGGAGCACCAGCAGTTCCACCTGAAGCAACACCTGAACCTCTTGCACCAAAGGCAGAGGCTCCAAAGGAGTAAATTATGGCTCAAGTAAAACACGTAGGTGTAATAGGACCTCAGAACTCTAAAATCGTAATAGCATACAGAACTTTGCCAGGCGATAGTAGTAGTGCATTAGTGATTCCTACTGCATCTTTAAAACCTGCATACCACGATGAACTAATGAATGTAGTTGACAGCGATGCTGGACAACAAGCATTTGAATTAGCAACTGTGTTAGCAGTTAAAAAGTTTAGTGATGGTACTAACATACTTCAAAGTTTACATGCAAAGGGACATTTACAAAAAGTTCCTACAACTGAAGTAACTGTTACTCCTACTACACAAAAGAATGAGAACGTTAAATTAAATGATCTCAATAAAATAATAGCAGACCAAAGAGGTGTTACTGTTGATGAACTTGCAGTTACAGAAGATGGGACTCCAGGTAAAACTGAAATTCAAACTGTTGCAACTGTAAAAGATGACAGTGTATTAAGCGATGAAGACCTTGCTAAAAAATATAGATCTGATGCAGATGCTCTATATAAAGAAGTGCAAGAACTTAGAAAAAAAGCAGACGAATTAGCACCTAAAACATCCGCTAAAAAAACTGCGAAAACGAATGCGTAATGACGCAGTCGCAGGGAAGAATCATCCTAAGTGGTGATCCAACCGAACATCCAGAATGGGAAGGCGTACTAGACAATTTAAAAGTTGAAAGCCTTCCCATCAAGTATGTTTCCGAACTAATACTTAACCTAAACACAAATCCAACCAAAAAAGTAATAATAGATGTACCTTCTATTATAGCACAAAGTCCCAATCTTGACCAAGCGGCACAAAGAGTGAATAACATTATTAGAGAAAACACTCCAAACATCATTACTATTGATTTCAAAGTAAATGTAAGTGGTGTACAAAAACAAGTAGCAGAAATTAAAAATGCTTTTTCCAAAAGAGTGAATAAAAAGTTCAAAGTTAACAACGCAGAAAGAAAGAGAAAACAACGTGACCAAAGAAAGTAACATTGTAAAATTAGTTTCCTATTCGAAACCAACCTTAGAATATATAACAGAAGGAATAAGCAATGATAATCTTTTAGATCTAGTTGCCTTTTGTGCAAGAGTAAGTAACCCTTCAAATCAAATGAATACTGAAACAAGCGAGAAACTTGTAAAGTATCTAATTAAACATCAACATTGGTCTCCATTAGAAATGGTAAATGCTTGTATGGAAATTAACACGACTAGAGATATAGCACATCAAATTGTAAGACATAGAAGTTTTGCCTTTCAAGAGTTTAGTCAAAGATATGCTGATCCAAATGATCAAGGCGATTTGTTCGAATACAGTGAAGCAAGATTACAGGACGAAAAGAACAGACAGAATAGCATTACTACTGAAGATAAAAAATTACAACAAGAATGGTTATGGGCACAGATGCGTATTGCTCACTTGGCTAAAAAAGAATATGACTGGGCAATTAAAAAAGGGATTGCCAAAGAACAAGCACGTAAAGTATTACCCGAAGGACTTACAAAAACACGATTGTATATGAATGGTACATTAAGAAGTTGGATTCATTACATAGAACTTCGTGGCGCTAATGGAACACAAAAAGAACATATGGAAATTGCTCATGCCTGTGCAGAAGTAATTGCAAAAGTATTTCCGTTAGCAAAAGAACTAAATGTATGAAAGAAAAATTTATAAACGCCTATATGGACGTTGCAAAACGTTTCGCAAAACTATCACATGCACTTAGGCTTAATGTAGGAGCAATAGTGGTCAAAGACGACCGCATTATTTCTATTGGTTATAATGGTATGCCTAGTGGTTGGCCGAATCAATGTGAAGAATCAAATGTTACACGACCCGAAGTATTACATGCTGAATCAAATGCTATTGCTAAATTGGCAAAAAGCAACGAAAGTGGAGATGGAGCAGATATCTTTATTACTCATGCACCCTGTATGGAATGTGCCAAATTGATTTATCAAACTGGAATCAAACGTGTATTTTATGCAGAAGATTATCGTAGTGCAGACGGTATAAACTTCTTAATTGCGTCTAAAATAAACGTTATTAAAGTAGATACTATAACTGAAGCATAGATACTACAACACCGCTGTATGACGCTTAAAATACGTTTAAGACGCCTTAATATACGTACTTTATACTAATATTTCTACTAATTTTATTTCTGAAGATTGATTGGATTCTATTGCTTTTCCAATAATGCAAATTGAATTTGGCATAGCACTATCTTTGGCTAAAGCAGTTCCTGTGCCTGGTTCTGTTCCAGTAACAATTAAGTCACCTTTATTAACAGGTCCTTGTATTTTACATGGTACTCTACCACGTAGTGCCACAGCAACACCTTCACTAGTACTATTCATTAAGTATGCTGGATCTGTTGAAATAACTCCTGCAACTCTGTGATCACAAAAATTACTTGTTACTGTTACTTCTTTTTCACCGCCTAGTACTACAACTGTGCCAGGTTCATAAACTTCGTCACTTGTATACATTTCTGCCAAGTCAGCAAACTGAGCCGCTGTTGCAGTTCCTTCAAATTTACGTGCAAATATATCACCGTTATTATCTCTTTGTGCAATAGTACCTGAAACAGTAGAAGTATTAGCAACTGCATTATTCAATGCTTGTGAATTAGTTGAAGTCCCATTAACTATATTAACATTAATATCACCGTTTCCGTCTCTTGCGACTATAGTGTTGTTTACTAATAATGTTGCCGCCGACCTTGCAGTACCACTATCTACAACAACTTTGTTAGCAATATCAGAAGTACCTGTAACTGTTGCGTTAAGTGTTCCATTAACAGTCAAATTATTAAATGAACTTGTTCCTGTAGACGCAGTAACATTACCTGTTACATTACCAGTTAGGTTTCCTGTTACATTTCCTGTTACATTGCCTGTAACTGGACCTGCAATAGCACTTGCAACTAGGTTATCAAAAACTCCAGCACCCCATCTAACTGATGCTGTTCCTATTGAACCTGTTCCATCTGAATTTGGAATAAATGTAGTTCCACTAAATTTACCAACAATAGCACTACCTGTACCTGTGTTAACTTGGAAGTTTAAAATATTACCAACTTGGTTAGTTAAGTTACCTTGATCTCCACCAGTAACATGTAATTTAATATCTTGTCCGTTACCAACTGTTAGACCTTCGTCATTTAAAAATTTAACTAGATCTGCAAAACTTTGTAGTCCACTGTTAAGAATATATTGTGAAGCAGGAATGCCTCCAAGGTTATCTGCATTTACTGCCGTACCATGATACCTAATACCTGGAATCGTAGAATCACTTGCAAGATTAAAACCTTTTTTGATTGCACTAAAACCTGGAATAGGATTTCTATTGCTGTCTAATGTAAATTCATCTTTTGCAGTAATACCCATGACATCATCATTGACTGTAAATGTCAAAATAGTTCTATCATTGGCACTAATGTCTTTAACAACTTTTGAAGTAACTTGTGAAACACCTTCACCACCAGTTGATACTGGACCAACTAAAATAAAGTCTTCACCATTGTAAACATATAACTGTTCACCATCAGTTTCCCACCAAAGATCACCTCTTGCTAAACCTGTTGGTTGGTTATTGCCTATTTCGGCACCACCCGCTATTCTAAATCTGTTACCATCATAAAACTTAATTACACGGTTAGCACTGTCATACCAAACTTGTCCTGCTTGTGGATTAGGTGGTTGATTGGCTCCTGCAAAACTTTCTAAAAGATGTACAAAGTTTTCATTTATGATTTCACCAAAACCTGCATAGTTTTTACCTACAAGTTTAATGTCAGTCGTAGTATCAACTGTACCATCTTGTATTACAGCAATTTGTTTTCCGTTGTATGTATTAATAATATATGGCATATTAAATCCTTACTATCAGTATTTACCTATTCTTCGCCCATACGCAGTTTCCTACCTAATTCGCTCATTTCTTTAGTTTGAACGTCATAAGCATCCGGGTTTGCCTTGTAACTATCTAGTTTTGCTTTTGTTCTATCTCTTTGATCTTTAATCCATGCCATCATTTTCTGAAACTCTGGTGTATTTGGCATATCACTTTTATTAATCATGTCAATCATGATATTAAGTTGTTTATGTATAGGATATTCTTTTTCAATTGTCAATCTCAATTCTTCTTTAACAATTTCTTCGTCAATAAATGTTTTGGTTGATTGAATGTCTTTAATTTTTACTACTTTTCCATCTTCCCAACCGCCTATATATGTTTCAATAGTAGGATCATATTCAACAGTTTTAATGTTTACATTATCTGGATCAATTCCAAATGTTGGTTGTTCTGGTGGCAAGTGACCTAACAGAACACCGTTAGTAGCATTAAACATCATTTTAAATTTCATTACTGCCATATCTCTATTCCCATATTAAACAAAGACTGTATTTGTTATCTTCGTTTTCCTTTATTTTAGTTACCTCATGCCATGTACTAATTGGCATGTCAAACATAGCACCTTTTTTCTCTTGTACTAAATGTTCATTTTCTTCATTATCCCAATATTTAAAATGAGGCTGTCCCTCTGTTAAAAATACAAGTTTAAATTTCCAATATCCGCCAGCACTGTCTTGATGTTTTACTAACCAATCGCCTGGTTGATATCTGTTTACAACAATTTGTGAACACCATTTCCTTTCATCTGGTATTGTTTTCCAAACTGTTTCAACTAATTCTTCTTCCATATCTTTTTCATATAGGCTAGCAAAACAACTTTCACCATATATAGTTGCATGTTTATCAGTACCACCAATACCTCTATTAGTAAACTTGTTGTCTAATTCATGCTTTTCTACTAGTTCCATAATATCGTCTACATTTGTAATAAAATTTTCTTTAATTTCATACATTAAATTGCGCCTTTGTAAATCCATGCAGATGAACTTGAAGTTGTTTCTCTATCAAAGTTATATACTGCTACCGAAGTTGCAAAACCTCCTAGTGATATAGTTCCAGTCCATACTGACGATGCTCCTGCTCTTTTAAATAAAACATTACCTACTGGAATTTGCACAGTTAATTCGTTAGATGCAAAAGTTTCTACAATACCATTACGCACTACAACTACTTTCGCACCTTGTACTGCATTGGTGCTAAATTCATTTGCCTGTTGTGCATTTAATGGATTAGTAAACACTGCCCAAGCATTCAATGTACTTCCTTGTAATTGACTTAGAAATGTGCCTGCGACACTTGTTGTAGAAACGTTATCTGTTACTGTTGTAGTTTGTCCTGAAGCACTTAATTCAAATTCATATCCAACTGTTGCAGATTTTTTATTAATTAAGTCTGTAGTATTAGCAATCGCTTGTGTTACTACTCGACCACCAATATATCCAATACTTGTTTTTATATCTGTACCGTATTTTTGGTAAAAAGCAGGTTGACCTCTGCTATCAACACCATGGTCTGCAAAGTAATAACTTCCGATAATTCTTGCTTTTGTACCTTCTAAAAAGTTATTAGGTGGTGCAAGTCTTGTTAATTGTTGTTTAACATCATTTGTAGTCATGTCTTTTGTGTCTAAGAAGAACTGTATATCTTGTCCTATCTTAGAAAATTTTGTATCTACATATTCTTTGATAGCACGTTCTGTTACTAAATTAGTTGAATAATTTTGTAGGAACTGTCCATCATCTGAAATTCTTGTTATTTCATTTCCAACTGCATCTACAAATTTTTGTGCTTTAACTTGTATTGCTGGAGCATTTTGTCCTATGTCTGCACCATCAATTACTGTGGCATTAGTAATTGTTCCGCCACGCATGTCTGCGTTTGTAATTCTTGAATCGTTTATTGTTACTCTGTCAATTAACAAATCACCAATGTTTACATTTGGATCAGTTTGTGGAGATGTAATTGCACCTCTACCTATTCTACCTATAGATAAATTAACATTAGTTGAAGTTAATGCTTGATGAGTAGCACTACCATTGAAAACTGAAGATCCTGTAAATGTGTTTGTACCTGTTAGTGTGTTACTTTGATTTGTATATACTCCATAATCTACAAAAGCGGCAACACCTTCGAATCTACCTCTACGTGTTCCTGCATTAGTTGGAATTACAGGAGCAGTTGTAGTTGCATCTACATCAACTACTGTTAGTCCGTTTGTAGATTGTGAATTACCAACGTTAATTGTATATGATAAACCTGTGTCAGGATCAACAACTGTGTTACCTTGACTGTCTTGTAACTTACCTCTGTTGGCTCCTGTTGTTGTACCAACCATAGATCCTGATAAAGTTCCTATAAAGTTTGCATACACATCATTTGCATATATGTTTCTATATTGTCTGCTAGGTGATCCTAAACTAACTTCATTGTTTTGGAATGGTAAAACATTTTTGCCTTTAATGTAAATGACTGTTTTATCTGCACCACTTCCTGAATAAGCAACACCTAAGTTTAGTTGGTCTTGAAATTCAGCAAATATACTAGGTTGATTTGTATTAATTACTTTTAATGAAAGTTCTAATGAATCACCAATAGTGATACCTAAATCGTTTTGAAAATTGTATTGTCCTGTAATAGTTTCGTTATCGGCTCTGTTTGCATAAGTGTCTGCAAGTCTTCCGCCAAGTCTATCAGAATCTGTTGCAGTACCAAAAAATTTAGTTGTACTCTGTCCAATACCACTTGAATTTGTTTCTCTTGCAGTCAATCCAATACCAATACTTGTAAACCCTGCTAAAGGTGTTACTGTTTGATCAATAGTAAAGGCCGCATCTGCTAATACCATGTATGCAACATTGTTAATAAAACCTACTGAAACAGGATGATTTACTGCACTTGTATCAGTTAAAATTTGTGTACTCCAACGAGTTTTTCCAAAACCTATAACAGATTCAGGACCAACTAAAGTGTGTTGGTTACCATCTGCTTGAAATACGTAAAGTTGATTGTTTACAGTATCAAACCATAGGTCACCTTCTTTTTGACCTTGTGGCTCAGTTGCTGAAACTTGATTGATAGTTAAGTTACGCCAATGTACTCCATCAAATACACTTGGACGCATTTTGTCAGCGTTTTTGTCAAACCATATTTGACCTACAAGAGGTTTGGTAGGAGGTGTATCTGCCCTTGCAAAATTTTCTAATAGTTTTACAAAGTTTTCGTTTTGTTGCTCACCGTAGCCGGCAACGTTTCTTCCTACTAATTGCAGATCAGTACTATTATCAACAACACCATCAGCAAGTGTAATTAATACTGTACCGTCTGTTTTATCTATTTGATATGGCATCGCTCACTTTCCTTATATATCCTGTACATACACCCAAGTTGGTGTACTATCAATTTGAAATAATTTTGTAACCCTCGCTACTGCAATACTGTTACCACTAGGTGTAATACCATTTGGAAAACTTAAACTTTGTATAACACTTTGACTGCTTAAATTGTTATCCTTGTCAACAGCAACTTGATTTGCTAGTAATTCATTTGTTAATCCTGAAGATACTCCAGTAGTATTAACTGTAATTGTAGTAGGAGCACCTGCTAGTGATAATGTTTCACATAAAATTCTTGCCTGCGTACCAACTGGAAAACTTGCTGGTGGTGCCAATTTTGCTAATTGGTTTGGAATATCATTTGTGTTTTGTTGTGTCATTCCAGTAACATTCATTGTTAACACAATAGTATTATTTAAAATTGCATTATCAACATAAGTTTTAGTTGTTACATCTTGTGCTTGAGTAGGGTCAGCAACATCTTTAATTTGTGAACTACTTGCTCTAATACTACCTGTTCCATTTGGATTAAGTGTAATATCAACGTTACTAACGTTAGTGCTTATTACACCATCGTTGATGTTTATATCATCAACTTGTAATTCTGTAAGAGTACCAACATTTTCTAAACTTGAATTTTTTACTGTGGCACCTAGTGCAGTTTGAGATAAAACATTATTTCCATCTACATGAAAATATTTTGTACTTGCAACACCAAAAGCATCACTACTTGTCCATTCTTGTGTTGATCTTGCCCATGTAATAGTGTGATCAGTAGTTCCTCTTAAATTTAAACCACCGCCATCAGCAAGTACATCTGTTGGTGTATCACCATATGCTAATTCTATATTTTTATCTGCAACTCTTAAAGTAGTTGTATCAATAAAACTTGTATTACCACCAACAGTTAAATCTCCGCTGATATTAACGTTTCCGCCTACTGTTGTAGTACTGTTTGCAAGTCCATCATAAATTTTCAATGTTAATGCACTGCTATCAACATCAAATAAACCTGTTAGGCCCCCTGTTGCACTTGAGTTGATTTGGAAACTAAAGTCTCTGTCTTGTAAGTTTGTTTTTAAAGTTGTTTTATCATTTGTGTCTACAACAATGGTAAAGTTACTATCTGCACCAATTGTTATACCACCATCATTAAGAATACCTAGTGTTCCTGTTGTAATATCACTTTCATCTGATCTTAAAAACTGTCCTGGAGTAATACCTGCAACCTGATCCGCCGAACTTGCTGTACCATGTAATTTTAATCCGTTTACAGTAGTTGATAAATTTAATCCAACATTCACTGTAGCAAATCCAGATATAGGAGTTTGCGGAGTAAATTGATATCTACTTAAAATACCAATACGCAAATCGTTTACATATAAACTTGAAACTGATCTACCATTGTTTCCTTGATCAATAATGTTCTCTACTACCCAACCATGTTTACCTTGTGCTGTAGAATAAATTGGTCCTGCTAAACTTAGATTCACACCATCATAAAAATATAATTGATTTGCTTCATTGTTAATCCATAAATCACCAATCACAAGTCCTGCTGGTTGTGTATTCTGTACTAATGGACCACCAGTTGGTTTAAACTCACTGCCTGTATAAACTTTTAATCTACCTTCAAGTGTGTCATACCAAATTTGTCCTTCAATAGGATTAGTAGGTGCTGTTCTATTTGCAAAACTTTCTAATATTTTTACAAAGTTTTCATTTAAAACTTCTCCATAACCGCTGTATTTTCTTCCAACAAGCGTTAAGTCTGTAGAAGTTGCATCTATTGTTCCATCTCCTACAATAGTAAGTACTGTTCCGTCTGATTTGTTAACTGTATAACTCATTATGCGGCAGGCTCCCCTGATCTAATTATGTAATGTAAAGCCAAGTAAGGATTCATTACGTTAAGGTTTTCAAATGGTCCACTACCTGTTCCACCCTGGAACTGTGTTCCGCTTCCAAAAGCAACGTTATCTGTTTCTACAGTTTCACTACCAGAACTTCCACCTAGTGATCTTGCACTTGTATTTGTCACTCTGTTTGCAACGCCGCCGCCTGCATCAACTGGTACACCACTAACATCATTAACTGTTGTTCCGTTATCCATGTTATCTAAACCTAGTGGGAATCTACCACGTAGATCTGGCAGTTTGAATGTGCTTGGATTTATACCAGCACCAAAAGTTGTTCCTATTACTGCATACAAATCAGGATATAATCCTTGTGGTACTTCTGAACCATCACACAACAAATATCCTGTTGGCAAATCACTTAATGAAGCAATTGGTCCTGCGTATGGCATAACTGCTCCTACTGGAACTAGGGAAGCACCTGCAAAAAAGTTTTGTCTTTTAGTACGTCTTAGTCCTTGACCTGCTCTAACAATTAATAATTCGTCTGCATTTTCATTATCAGTTGCTTCTGTTTGTCCACTGATTGCATCTTGTGTCAAAGTAACATTAAAAGTTTTCTCTGCTCCACCTGTCTGACCGTCAAAACTAAACCCTGTTGCGTCTGCAACATGTCCGCCTACTTTAAAAACAGTTGATGCTACAAGTCTATCTGCTGTACCATTAACATTACCAAATACGTCTCCAACCATTGTACCAACAAGTCTGCCTGTAAACGTTTCTGAATATATATTTCTAAATTTGTTTGTTGGTTGGCCAATATCAAGTTGACCGTCAAAAGTGTTGCCTGATGTTGCTGTTGGTTGTATTGCAACTGTACCACTACCAATTTCACCTACTTGAATGTGTCCTTGGAAGTTTGCATTTCCACCTACATATAAGTTTTTAGCAATTCCTGCCCCACCTGAGATTTTTAAAGCACCTGTAGTAGTTGAGGTTGAATCTTGTGTTGCCGCAAGTTGTAATTGATCTGTAAAATGTCCTGAACCAGTAACATCTAATGCTACTGCTGGAGAAACTTGGTTTATACCTACACGTTTGTTTCTTCCATCAACTCGCATTACTGTAATAACATCTCTATCTGCTTCTGGGAAAACTTTGAAGTCTATATTTCCATCTAATGAATTATTTTTCATTACTATATTATTACTTGCAATTTCTAAGTTAAAAATCTGATTTGAACCAATTGTCAAGCCACCATCATTTCTAATAAACAACTGTCCGTTTGTAGTATCTGTAATATCTGATCTTAAAAAGTTATTTGCATTTACAGTTTCTATTGCTGGTTGCGTAACGTTTAATGCGTCTGCCTTAGTTGCGGTTGCATGTAATTTGTTTAAAACAATTCCGTTATTGTTGAAATCTGTAGTTGAAATATTAATACCTGGAAATATTTCTACAAAGCCTTCAATTTTTTGTCTTGGTATAAATTGATCTTTTGAAATAATTGTAACAACTTTGTCTGCAACATAGTTTTTTATAACAGTGTGTGTTATATTTTCTGTATCAACAACTTCTTCTGCTTGAGCACCTGCTTTTAGTCCTCCTGCAAAGTTTGGTCCTACTAATTGAAACTGTGAACCGGTATAAAGATATAATTGATTGTTTGTTGTATCTACCCAAATATCACCTGACAATGGATTGCTTGGTTCTGTTGCTTCAACATGTACTCCGCCTGCTGGTCTCCAATTACTTGCTCCTGCTGTTGAGTCATTAATTTTTAATCTGTTAGTACCACTATCAAACCATAATTGACCTTCAATAGGATTGTTTGGTGGTGTAGTGTTTGCAAAGTTTTCTAAAACATGCAAAAAATTTTCTGATATTGCTTGACCATAACTTGCTGTATTACGTCCAATAAAAGTTAATGAAGAGTCAACAATGTTCGAACTGTTGTCGTCAACAACAATTGGATTCTTATTAATGCTGTCAGTAAAATTTACGTTATATGCCATAATTAAATCTCACTTATATTTGTCAAACTTTGTACTCTAATAGTATAATCAATTTGTATTAACCTGTTTAATGATTTTTGTACTGGGTGGAAAACAACGTGAGTTAGTAATCTACCTATGTTTGCACCCGTTGGATTGTATGCTTTTAGACCAAGTTCATCAAATACAAAATTTCCATCCATATCAGTTGAGTTATCAAATGCTTGTTGTCCGCTTGGCTCACCGTAATCTAGCAAACAACTTACTAGGATGTCTGTATATGTTGTTCCTAGTGTATGTCTGGTTTCTATAAAATTTCTACTAGGGTCTGTATTGTTTACATTGTTGTCATCTACTGTTTTATAATACGTTTGATTATATAAACTAGCATTTACACCAACATTATTAGGTGTCAAATAAGTTATAATTCCTGTTGGATCAACAGTAGTTCCACCGTTACCAAAAGCCATTTCAACGATGTTACCTTTTCCTTCATTACCTAAAGATTCCGCTAGAGAAATACTCATATTCTCATAGTGAATAGCATTTCTTTTATCTATATAAACTTTTTTAGTTTCAGGGTCAAAGATCTTGATATGACCTTCCATTAATACACCCTGATTTTCATTTGGCTTTTGAATCATTTGTTTCTCTGTTTTATCCTTATCTGACATTGGTTACTCCCTAATATTTATTACAGGCAAGCCACTGGTTCTTTCTAGCAAGAACTTCGCTTGTGCCGTTTCCGCACGTTGGAGTGTGGTGCCTGTAGACGCACTATTAACGCCTTGTTCGTACCATACTTTGCCCTGTTTTTGTACTACTTTAAGTTCTAATCCTAGTTGAGGTTCATCTCTTAATACTAATTTATAATAGTTTTTACCTGTTGAATCTGCAACTGGTTCAATAGTAAATTCTGCTATTTGCTCAACATCACTTGAAACTCCTGCACTATTAGTTTCATTACTGTCAAAAGCAATCTCAACATTGTGTTTTTTAATAGGATTACTAGACACTGTAGGTTTTTGCAGTTTTCTTCCACCTAAATATACATCAACTTGATCGTGTGCATTAACGCCACTTGCTATATTAATAGTTTCTAACACGTGATCTTTTGTACCATTAGGTAAAGTATTAGTAATTATACTAGAATATGTGTTTATTGTTTCAGTGTATGGAATAGTTTGATTTGGTCCATAATCAAATACTTTACTTCCTTTAGCATGAGTAGTTTTAGTACCTGTGCCTAATGTACCACGTGTAATTTGCCCTAATACATTACCTTTTTTAGTATAAAATTCTATTCTTTCTTTGTCAATCCAAATTACCCCTGGTATCTGTTGTGTTATTGACGGGGTCTGTAAGAAACTTGCATCTTTAACTGTTATTGTCTTGTCAGTTAAGTTTAAGACTTTGTCTAATGTAGTAGAATCTTGTTCACTGATACGTTTGTAGTGACTTCTATTAAGCATATCGTTGAATATTTTGTAACCTATTGAGTCAAAACTTCTTTCTTCTGAGAAACTCATAATAACAACTCTTGCTGTTGGCAAAATATTGAACTTATTATCAATTTCTACCACTGTATTATTGTCAAGAACTTTATAATCTCTTTCAGCAACTAGAGACACTCCGTCAACTTCTACCCAAATATAGTTTGAACTTATTGCAGGACGTGATATTGGATAAGTTCCGCCTAATTTTCCTGTGTAAACTTCTTTTCTAATCAAGTTACTATCATGATTTGTAAATGAAATAACTTTAAATTCAGTGTTAGTAGGTAAACTTGATCTATTTTTCTTAATAATTAAGTTTGCTTCTCTGCTTCCAGCACTATCACCAGTAACACTTATTTCATATTCATGATTTCTTAGTATTGTAATTGCAATAGCATCACCACTTGTAAGTACGTTTTGATTAAATGTTACAAGATTTGTCTGTGTATCAAAGTTGTAATCTCTAATAGGAATAAGTTTATTACCGTTTAGGTTTACTTCTATTTCACCAAGTGCTAAACTAAACTGTGCATACGCTGGATCTTGTGTTGCAAGGTATTGATTTGTTACACCATTAGACACATAATAAATTGTGTCCGGCGGTAATAATCTTTTTATTGTTCCAGTTGAAACATCTTTTTCTTCAACAATAACCATTGAATGATATGGACCTATGTTTCCAGGAATTTTTTCTAACCTGTATGCCATAGAACTTCCATCATCAGTAATAGTATCTTTGTGTATCTCACTATAAGTCTGTTCACTACTGCTTAGAGCAACAATTTGTATTGCTGTGCCTGATGCCATTGTATTAGGTGGATCAGTAAGTGTTACAGTAGTTCCGCCTGTTGATGATTTTGATAAACTTGTTGTTTGTGGTTTTCCGTTTGCTGTAACAAACACCGATTTCACATCAGAAAATTTTGCTGTTAAATCAAATGCAGTGCTTGAATCATCATTTATAAATGTTCTTCTTTCTAATATTTTTGAACCACCAATATTAAGAGTTTGTATTGTAACAATTTCTCCTGTATTAGGTGCATCAGTTAACGTAATTTGTTTTGTGTTAAAATTAATTGTATAATCATTGTTAGATGTTACACCATTTTCATCTGTAAATGCAGGTTCAAGTAATTTGCCTGCAACTGTGACAAAAATACTATCTACTGTTCCAGGATACATTTCAAAATCATAGTTTCTAGTAAGTGCATTACCAAAATATCTATTTGTAACAATTAAAGGTGAACCATCTGCAGGTGAATTATAAACTTTCATTGCTAAACTATCAAATACTTGTCCTGGAACTACTTCTTCAGGAGCATGTGATGTGTCTACTGTTACAAAACCGTCGCCATCTAAACTAATATCTTCTGGTTTTTGTCCTGTTGCTGTTGTGTAATTGAATAATTTTGTACTACCATCTCCGCCATCAAAACTTCCACCTTTTATAATAGTGTCAATGTTGTTTACATCAGTTGGAACTAGTGATCCGTCTGATTCTTTTTGCCTAAACACAACCAAAGTACCATCTGGAGCACCTACATCTAAGGTAAAAGTATCTTTTGTACCGTCACCTATAATAGTTGGTGTATTAGTTGGATCTTGCCTTATACCATTAAAGTAGATATTCAGTTCTTGTCCATTTGCTGGTACATAAGGTAAAGTAAATGACTGTGTACTTCCGTCGGCTCTAAATGCAAAATCAGTATTTGCTCCTGCAAAAGTATCCCAACCATGACTCATCCATGGTAATCCGTCCCAACCAACACTGATATCGAACTCTAAACCTTGTACTTGAACACCGTCATATTCAACACCTGTCATTAATTGTGCAGGATCTTTGCCTGGCATACCGTCAGTTGGTTTGTAATAATAGTCTATTCTATCTGTTGCCTGCATCAAGTCAATTGATTTTTTATATGTAATAGTTACAGTTTGCCCTTTTGTTGGCGGTACGTCAAAAATTATGTAACCTTCTTTCTTTTTATATGAAGCAGTAGTGTTTGTAACAATACTAACAGCATAGTTTTCTATATATACTGTTTCATTCTGTACTTGAATGTCAATTTCACGTTTATCTAAAGTAGGCAAGTATGTTAATTTAAATTTAACTTGTCCAGCAAGAGCAGTAAATGTGTCTGTCGCAGTTTCAGTTTGTATAATCTTCTTACTGCTTAATCTGTCGAAAGCCATATTGATTGAATTAATTCTAACTTTTTTATTTTCTAATATTGCGTATGCTTTTGCAGTTTTTGTAACAGCATCTGTACCGCCGCCGCCTGCTAGTGTGACAGTTGGAGCACTTGCATAGCCGCTACCAGGATTTGTTAAAACTATATCTCTAATAATACCTTTTGAAACGTATGCTGTTGCTGTTGCATCTATAATTGTGTCTCCTGGTAATGTTTTATTTCCATTTGGTAATGTAGTAGCACCATAATATGTTGGTCCTAACACATAAGGATAAACAGGTTTATCAGTATCTGTAGGATCAACTGTTATAAAATAAGCATAAGTGCCGTTAGGATATTCAGGTGTGTTACAAGTTCTACCGTTGTGTATATCTAAATCACCTAATCCTTGCACAAACTCATAATCTTCAATATATCTACCATCTGGCGTACTGCCATCTGCACGTGATGATGTTTTTAATCTATAACTTGACTGCATAACACGTGGATCTTTTCTTCCTGTTGGAGAATCATAACCATACGGTCCATATATTGGATATCCATCTAAAGCATATCCTAGTATAGGACTATGAGTTGTACTGTCTTTTGTGTACATTAGTTTAGGATCAGAATGATAGTGATATATTCCATCTTCTTGTGGATGTCCTGATCCATCATCTATACTTAGATTGTTATGATCGTCAACAGCATTTACTTCATATTCAACTCCTGATCTAGTTTCTGTCATTGCCGCACGTGGATTAAAAAATACTACACCATTTACCGCAATGCCAATTGGTCCTAAAGGAGTTTTGACTTTGTCTAATGCTTCTACTGGAGTTCTGTTAATTTCAAATATTAAGTTTTGTGAAAGTACAGTGTTAGAACCTGGATTTCTAAGGAAACCATGATCAGGAATACTTGTAGTTTTTATATAAACCTTTGTATCGGTGTAATCTGTTGTTACTAGACTTCTAAATGCACTTGTTTGTGTTATTGATGGTTTGTTTGTTCTACCGCCACTTATAACTACAATTGGTGCTTCTGTATACCCTTGGCCTTTTTCCACAACATCAACACGCCCTACATTATACTTGTAATTTTCAAACCAATTTACATAAGGTTGTTCAAATATCTTTTCGTCTGTTAGTGTAACAGATTTGAATTGTTTAATTTGATCATCCCAATAACTTGGTAAATCAAAGTCTGTATTTCCAATAGGGTTATTTTCTAACTGATTGTAACTGTTTACAAAGTTTCTTACCACAGTTTTATATGGTTTAACTTCTTTTACATAACTTTCTATAAAGCCTGGATTACTGATTTTGTAATTTGCTTTTCTACTAAATCCACCAAGTGCATTTGTTACTGTAATTAAACTTGTTTTAAATGCCCAATCAACAAAAGTTTGTTCGCTTAAAACATAACGTAGTGCAACAAAAAATAATTCATTCCATTTATCTTTTAGATCATCAACAAAAATTTTATCTTTAAGTGTTTCTAACACCTTTCTAGTTTCAGATATAGGTTCACTATCAAATAAGTTGTCATCATAGTTTTCTAATCCAGCAAAACCAAAATTTAATTCTGTATAGTTGTATATACTAGTGTTAATTTGTATTGTGCTATTTGCTTTGTAAAGTAAATCATAGTTCTCATCAAAACTACCATTTGCTTCTACTTTACGTAGTATCATTTTATTACCGTCTCCGGCGTTGTCAATTTGAATTAAATCACCTAAAACAGGATTTATTGTATTCAATTCATAGGTTGCAGATAATTTGTAATCAATTATTTCATCTTTGTCAAAATCAGGAACAATATAATCTGCATATCTCCAAAATCTGTTTACATCATAAGTTTGTGTATTAGTTCTAGTCCAATTTTTTACACTAGACTGCCATTCATATATTGCCCAATTATTATTTGCAGTTTCATCTACATCTACTAATACTCTAAACGGTCTTACAGTCAATACAATATTTGTATAATTTTGACCTTTTTTCAATACAGTCACTGATGTTAGTTGTCCTTTAGCATCTATATTTGCTTGAACCTTTGCGCCTGTACCATCACCTGTAATAATTACTTCTGGTGCTTTCATATAACCAAAACCATCATTTGTAATTGTAACAGATTGAAGTCTACCGTTTTCTAATTGACCTGTACAAGTTGCTTGTTCTAATAATTGAGTTCCAATTTCACTTACTTCGCCAAAGTCATCAACCTGCTTGTCCCATTTGCCTGAAGTTGCACTTGGTTTAGGATCTTTATCTGACAAGTCGCTTATGTCTTTTGTGTCTACAATTCTATTTGCCGCCATTACTTCGTTGGCGTATGTAACAATAGTTTTTAAAGCATCTAGTCTATTGACAAACATACTTTGTCTAGGACGTATTTGTATACCATACTTTTTAGTATTAGGCAAAGCAGTATCAGGCACAGTATTACCTTGACTATCATATCCTACTGCACTATCAATTAATTTTTTAACTAATAATCTATCGTCAATTTTCTTAGTCTGTTTTTCACCTATCAATTTCCACTCATTATGTTCAGGCAAATCAGTTTCAATATTTCTATATTGAATGTTTATATTAATATCACTGTCAATCAGTGTTGTTTTAACATTGCTTATACTCAATGCATTTTTTGCCAAAAGTTGCACACTTTTAATACCGTATGCTTGTGGATCTTCAATAATCTTTGCAACTTCAATTGTAGGTAAATTTCTGTTAGACACCGACGGTACACTTACTTTATTTTTGACCCAATAGTAATATCTTGTTTCAAATGCTCCGGTTTGTGTATTGTAAATATTTTTTTGTACAAGGGTATCGTCACCATATTTTGGTGTACCACTTACTCCTAGTATGGTGCCTTGCTGTGTGGCAGAAATTTCAGTCCACTCACTTGGTAGTAAATCAGTTTCTACCCATTCATAAACATCTATGCTTGAACCAGGAAAAATTGTTCCCCAATTGGACTTTCTATATTCTGTATCCCCTTGTTCATACCAAACATATCTTACTGTTGAAGTGTCCCACCAAACTTCTCCTACATGCGTTTCAGTCCAAGAAGTAATAGGTTGAACAGTTACAATACCTGTTCCTTTAGTATACGAGGCAGGATCAACATCTGTTTTGTAAGTAATCTCTGCTTCAGCAAGTGCTGGAATTTTGCCTTTTACTGGATCAATAGTTTCAAAGAAATCTTTTACTTTATTATTTGTGGTATTGTAAGTTAAAATTTTCTTTACAGAATATGGATCAGTTGGATCTTCTTGAACTCTTAACTTATTCCATCCTCCTGTTTTTACTTTTTGGTATACCCATAAAGCACCTATATTGTTAATGGTATCTGTTTTGTGATTAGGTGCACCAACCATTAGTGCATTCTCTGTATAACTTAAACCTTTTCCAAATCTATCAAAACTTTTTAGTGTTTCAGAATTAACTTTTTGTCCAAAAACAAATTTTGTGTTAAGTAACGAATATGTAAACACAGTACCACTTGCATAATTTTCATCAACAACCTTCATACTGTTAGCATCAAACGTTGTTTGTGCGTTTGTGTTAGTTAATGTGCTATCATCGAATTTTGTAAATTTATCAAAAGTCGTTGTCAGTACATTTCTACCATGTTCACTCCAAATTGCTATGCTATCACCTTTTGGATTAACTGCTATGTTGCCACCAAATTTTTCTTCTAGTTCTGTTTGTGGACTTAGAATAGTTTGTTGATAAGTGTACTGTTCTACACTGCTATCTGAACTTGTTCTTTTAAAATAATAAACTGCACCGCTGTTGATATTTCCGCTATCATTATATGGAGCACTTACAACAAGTGTGTTACCATTCTCACTCATTGCAACTGCATAACCAAATTCATCACCTGTTTTAATTTCACTGAAGTTGCTAGGACTTATTGTTTGAACAAGTTGATAATCATTGGATACTAATTTGTAAATGTACACTGCACCTTTGTTGCTAGAAGAGTCATCACCAACCAATTCTACTCCTGGTGCTGTTATGGCTATCAACGATAAATCTTTATTACCTGCCATTGCTGTACCAAACAAGTCTCCGTCTCTGCTGTTTGGTATACTCAAAGTGTGATATTTGCTTAATTCCCAGTCAAGTGTGCTTCCGTCTGCTTGGGTAACTTTATCATAAATGAATACTTTACCTTGTTTTGTGTTATACCCAGGAGCACCAACTAGTAATTTGTTGTTTGAAACTAAAATACTTTCGCCAAAGTGTGCATCATTTTGTGGATCACTACTACCTATAACATAGTTTAATTTGAATACATTATCTTCTGTATTGTAAGTATGTAAAGTCACAACACCTTCACGTGTATAAGTGTCAGGATCAATTGTAAAGTCTCCTACGCTTACTCTAAACCCAACTCTTGAACTATCGTCTGTTGCTTTAAAATTACTTGCTTTAGGAGAGCCTGCCGCAAGTACTGTGCCATCATTACTAATTGCTAAACTTGATCCTAATCCTTTACCTGTAACAATGTTATCACTTTCATTAAATGATACAGCAAAACCTTGTGTTGTTGTTAATGTAGAAATATCTGTGTTGAATTCTCTGTTTAAAACATACACTTGACCTTCATCACCAAAAGTTGGAGCACTGACTACAATAGTTCTTCCTGCATTTGCAGTAACTATTTGTGAACCAAACGTTTGATTGGCTAATTGATTTGGAGCACCCCATTTATTTTCAGTAAATGCATTAATTTTTTCATACACTGCCCATTTGCCTGTACCATCATCATCTGCATATACTAATGTTCCAGGTGTAATTTTACTTACATTTTTAATATCGTTTATATTATCTGGCTGTGTTACTCTAGTGCTGTTGAACTCTAATATTTGTCCTGTTGCACTGTCATCAACTCTACCTCTTGCGTCTCCACCGCTAACTTTAAAACTAGTAGTAGATAATATTTCTTTAATAAGATAAACATTGTCAACATCTTCACTAAAGTTTTTAATGCTAATAATTTGATCTTTTATTAAACCGTGCGGTACATCTGTAAACAGAGTAATTTCATCTTCTGTAAATCCTGTGTTTATATCATCTGTTTGTATCAATCTAGCAGGTATGGCGTTAAGTTGATAAACGTTCCATTTAGTATCTTTATCCTTTGCTACCCAGATTAAATCTCCGTCATCAAGTGCATTAATAATATTACTTCCTACAAGATCATCATAACTGAAAGATGTAGTTGGTATATCATCTAATCTAGGAAAACCTGCTACTGGTAATTTGTTTATATAATCACTTGTTATACCAGCAGTAGCATCTAGTTTTGTTACAGGCCAAGGATTGTTATCATAGTCACTTGGTTTTACACTAATTTTATTTGCAAGTAATTGTATGTTATTACCTGGTGCAGTATTAGTTGTAACAGCACTAACAAAATCATATGCTTGTGGATTGTCTAGATTTTCTTTTTCGTCTAATGTAAATTCTATTTCTTTTACAGTAGATGTACTACCTAAACTTCCAACTTTGAATGCCCATTCTTCGTCATACTGTACATCAGTCTGCACATCATCAATTTTTAGTCTAGCAACTTTATCAATTGCATTTTTTGTTCCTTTTTCTTTAATAAATCCTTGATAGAATTTATACTGTGCAGTTGTGTCTTGTATTAAATTATCTAAATATAAACGTTTTTGATACCCTATTAGATGTTGTGATAATTGCGTGGTAGCATCATCAAATGTTTCTGTATCTAAATTATAAAAATCTTCAAAGTTGCTAATCCTAAAATCTAAATTAGGCAATAATTCAGCAGTTGGTTGTCTTTCAAGATATGTCCAATCAGTATAATCAAAAACTTCTGTTCCGGGCAAAAATCTTTTTGCACTGTAATACTTTGTTTTGAAATATACAACATCACCTAAATTATAATCTCTAAATGGTGCCCACGGTGAAATTTTTGCTTCGTCGTAAACGAAACCTGGTGAAAATAAATCTCCATCCCATTCTGTAGTTTTGAATCCTACTAGTTTAACTCTTTCTTGTCTGTAACCTGCTTCTTGATCATATATAATATCTCCAAAAATTGTTTTATCATCTAAAACTAAAACGTGTTCTTTTTGTACAAGATTTAACTGTACATTATACAACCCTAAATTTGTATCAACAGGTTTAATTGTAAATTTACTACTTTCTCTTGTAGTACTAATATTTGATCTAGGAATAATATTTCCCGATGCATCGTATATACTATATTCATAAAAACTATCTAATACATTATCTACTTGTCCTGTTCCAAATGTAAAGGAAACTTTCTTTGCAAAAGGCGATAAAGTAATTAAACTTCCTTTGTTCCAACCTTGTGTTGTCCAATATAAAAATTCTTTTCCACTTAATTTCCAATCACCTATTGTATCTATTTCATCAACTTTATTATCAAAATCAAATCCTATACTTTTTAAGTATTGCTCATAACCTAATAATAAATCGTAAACGTCTTGCTTTGTTGCAAGTTCAGTATGATAAGGAATTGGAGTAATTGTTTCTTCAAATCTTGTTGGCACTGTTACACTAGCACCACCTGTTAATGGCAATTCACTTAATGTACTGTACTTACTTCCGTCAAATGATTCTGTACTTGTATGATCCGTTTTTACTCTATAATATCTACCATCATATTGTACAATTTGCCCTACACCATAAAATTTATTCTGTTGCCAAATAATAAAATTAGCAGATACTCCACCTACAACTTCTGCTCTATCACTCTGCGATGCAATCGGTTTATATATGTTAAAGACAGGTTGATATTTGTCATAACCTTTTACTTTGTATCCTTTATCTGTAACTTCAACAACAACGCCGGACATCCTTGCAGTATAAACAGGATTAGATTTTCTAAATGCTATCTCATAATTTTCTTCTGGCAAGAAAATACTTTTATCTGGTTGATTAGGATTACTACTTTCAAGTAATACTCTTAATCTTTCTTTATTAACAAAAGCGCCAGTCTTGTATGTTAAATTCATACTAGTGTTGGTTAATCTGTCATGATATCCAGTTTTTACATCTTGACTTTTTGATTTCAAATAGTCTACCACAAACACATGATAACCGCTACCAAAGTATCTTATGTCATTATACAGTAAGTTGTGTATCTTAACATCTGTAAAATCTATAATCTTTTGTGTATCTTTGTATATTAAGTTTTCAGATAAGTTTATTTTGTTTTGACTTGTATCAAATAAACTAGTCAAATACAATGCAGGTTTTGTAAGTATAAGTGCAATTTGTTCTGCAAAAGGATACCAACTGCTTGAACGCCATGCATATTCTGAAGGACCTTGATCTCCAAATTTCCAATCAACTCCTAAATTAGTTGTAATAAAGTTACTTACAAGATTACATTCTACAGGACTTAATAATTCCCCATATTCATTGACAGGCAACACTTTACTTAAACCTGGTCTAGAATATGTAGGATTAATACTTCTTGTACCGTAGTCATATCCTTTTTCTAAATCATGCCATAATATTTCATTACCGCTTGTATAAGGTGCTGATCCATACCTTTCGTTCCACCAAGTTGGTTCAATTGAATATCCAAGCATTTCCCAGGGTGCAGTATGAGGTATATCTGTATCAAAAAACTTTTTGTATATTGCTCTCCAATAACCAGGTAATTTGTTATTGTTTACTGTGTCTTGTCCAGTTGCATAATTGTATGAGAAAATCTCACCTTCGACTGATGTGTCATTTTTCAAATATTCTATTTCATAAAGGTTTGCCCAATATTGAAAATCTTCTTGGTTATGTTTGTTCCATACTTCTTCATCAATTTCAGTTTTTCTAAATCCGCCTGGAATAAATTCATTGTTGTCAAAAACATTTCTGTTGTATTCTACTTTTATATTGTTATAAATTCTTTTTTCTAATTCTAATACAATGTCATCACGGTAATCCCCATATGCAACAGTTTTACTTCCGTCATGGCCTAAAATTATTTCAGTATCATTTATATACGTCTTGTCTGTATATTTTTTAGGTACATATTTTTTGTACAATCCTAATTTAGTTGGAGTGCTTGGAATCACATTACCAAGTGTTTCATATTCATATACAACTACACTATCACCAATTTTTGTTTTAACTTTAAGTTCAACTGTACTGTCTACTGGATCAAATACATAATCTTTTTCGTTTACTAAATGTAAACCGTTATGATATACATATACACTTCTATTGCTCACTTCATTTAATTTAAAGTTGTTTTGTATTCCAAAAATTTGCTGTTCAAAAGTGTCTACTTTGTATTCTAGTTTTATTAGAGATCTACCATAACCTGCCATATCGCTATAAAAATACGGCGACTGTGGATTTTTGTTTTGAGACATTTTGTATAATATAGTATCTACATCATCTCTTGGTAAACCTGATATTTCTACTTGATCAAATACTTCAATAAATTGTTGTTTGAAAACATTGTAATCTAAAGCATGTTTGCGAATTGATTTAATTACATTAGTTTCGCTATCAACTAAACCAAACAGTGCAGGAAGTAAACTACCTTTGTGTTTAACATATCTGTTACCAGATTTATATAAATCTTTTATGTCTCTTGCGTTACTGTTTGCGTTAAACTTTCCTGTAATTCTAGTATCATTAGAAAATATAGTGTTTACATGATCTGTTACACTTCCTAAAGTAAATGTTCTTAGATCATTGTTTTCACTATTATTAACTAAATTAACAGGCGGTTCATAATAACCTTGATCGTTAGGTAATCTGTCAGTTGTAATTTTTGCAACTATTCTTTGATTGCTTTCAACTGGGGTTACAAAATCTAAAAATAATCTTTTGCCTGTTTCTACATCTTTTCTAGTTGTAAATCCTGTTGTGCTTTTTAAACATGTGCCTCCTATATCTACAGTGATGTCAGAACCTTTCAACCAAATTCCTGGATCTTGTATACATGTAATTTCTAAAAACGGAGTACTTTGATTTGTATCATTTATCTGTAAAATGCGTTGACGTGAATTTTCTTTTACAAGAGACCAACCTGATTCATAAACACTGTTTGTAAGCGACGAATTAACTTTGACCAATCCACTTGCAGTATCTTGCACAACATTCTTAGTACCATCAGAATATGTAAAGTTTTTATCGTCCCAATCAAATTCAAAAACAATATCACCTATGTTGGAAACATTTTGATATTCGATAGGGAATCCTAACACAGGATCATTTGCACCTTCACCTTGTTTATAACTTACTAATTCATTACCAGTAAAGTTTAATCCATATTTTGTATCATTAAAACTAATACCATCTGCATCATACAGTTGGAATAATGGTGCTTGATTGATTGAAGTTTTTTGTTGTCCTTTGATCCAATTTGTTCCATCAAAATACCAACTAGTACCTTTGTTAATTTTTCCACTGTTTACAACAATACCTTGCCCTGACAACGGAACATCTGATTCTTCTAAATGCAATCTAGATTTATTACCATGAGAAATAAATCTTACTGTATAAATTTTACCTTTTACAGTGATGTCTGGATCAGCATTGAAAGTTACACGCATACCTTCTTCGAGATCAACACCGTCAACATAATAACCAATGTGTCCTTCAATTTCACTGAATGCGTCAGTAGTCACTGTGTCTATAACATCAACATTTCCTAATCCTTCAGTAGCAAAATTGTGCAACTGTATACCAGGTACAAATTCTATAATAGGACGTTTTGCTCTAAAGTTTTCATCTAATACAACATTGGTATTGTTATACTTTGCAGTGAGTTCAACTATCTCTCTATGAAACCATCTATTATATCTAGTCCAAGGATTTTTATCAATAGCACATCTGTTTATAGTAACGTATTCAGGATTTTGAGGAGTTGCTTCTGCATCATCATAAGGCTTTGCATCAAATTCATCAACGTCGAATTCATAATCAAAATTTTGACTGTAACCTTCTGGAGTATCAAATTCAGATACAGGTAATAGTTTTATTCCTGTACCTACGCCTTCAACATAATAATTCTTATCTCTGTAACTTGTTGGAGTAACATTTCCTGTAAAATTAACTTTCAAACCATTTGTAAATTTAACACCGTTTGTGCTTGTATATTCTGCTTTTCCTAAAATTTCAGATGTAATATTAATTGCTAACTCATCTTCAGCATTTTTGATTTCAAAAATACCTTGCATACTTTGATGATTGCCACAAGCATAATATAAAATGTCCGGTGCACCTTTAGGAACAGTGAATACAACTGTACCACTATCTGTACCATTACCAGTAATTCCTTCTGAATAAGCATCAGTACTTCCAACTGTCTTTGCCAATTTTATATAAAAAGGATGTCCTGGAGCGTTAATTTCAAATTTGTATGTTGCTCCTCTATATAATTTAATTACAGGATTATCGCTTGTCCCGTCTGGAGTAAAAACATAGGCTCCTTGTGCATTATTTGTAACTGCAAAAGAACTTATAGTTCCATCTGCATTTCCTGTAACTGTTACAGGACTTGGACCTTGCGGTAACCAGTAGTACTGTCTGTAATTTGCAATCTTGTCAAAATCAATATGCGGATTCCAAGCATAGTAATTGTTTGCAAACATTCTATCATGATTGCTAGTGTCTGCATTGAAAAAATCTAATTGATTAATTAAGTCATCATATGTTGCTAACCAATCGGTCCTGTCATCAAATTCGTCCCTAATTACTAAACTAGGTAACACATTATAACGTCTTCTATTTGAAGTTGGTTCAGGTAGATACCTATCTTCAGGTAATGCACTTTTACTTGCACGACTTCCAACAAAACCGTTTACACGTTCTAGTTGTCCTTTTGAAATTAAAGGATCAAGTGTTGCTCCTAAAAACTTTTTGTTTGCTTCTGTTCTAAAAAATAATGGAAGTAAATCAGAACTATTTCTATATTTGTCTTTGTTCTGTGCGTTTACTGGAGTATTCTCATTTTCACTGTAAGCCATTAGTAACCACTGCCTCCGCTACCCGATCCACTGCTTGATGAACCACTGCCGTATGAACTACTACTAGTTGTACTTGCAGTTCCTGATGATATAGCAGTGCTTGTTGCCACAGTGCTTGTTGCCACTGTTGCAGTATTAGATGAAGTAACGGAAATTGTGCCTACATTTTCTACACTACTGATAACATTTCCTGATGCTTGTAAATTAGATGAAGTTATACTGTCAATAATTTCAACATTATCTACTGTTGCACTACTAATGAATATTTCATCTGGCTTACTTGAAATTTGAAATAATGAACCAAATGCTTGATTGTTGCTTCTTGGTACAATTACAATTTCAGCAAGATTAGGTGCTGTTTGATTATGAATATATGCCGCTAACTCTGTAAAATAAAATGTATCTCCAAAGTCCCAATTATTAACATCGAAAAATTCATTTATTGCTGTAATTACAGAACTTTTTAATTGGTTATCACTGATAACACTTTGTGGTGATCTAACAATTTTAAATTGTGCTTGTAAATCTGTATCAGCACTTGCTCCAAAAAGTTCTCTATATTTTACTGTATGGAATATCATTGTATCGCTTATACTTTTTACTTTCTCTAAAGCAGGCTCAAATTGTGATCTTAGTTGTTCTGATGTTGGAGCAGTAGGTTTTGAACCTCCATTTTGTATGTAATTTCTAAATGTTGTATCATATGCTTCTGTTAGGACATATAAATCAATAATATTTGTTTTACTTGGATCTAATCTTCTGTTATCTTCGGCATTATGAATATATTGAAACTTTATGTTATCTCTACCAGGTCTTGCATAATAACTGTTTTCTAAATCAAGTGAACCTGTTGTAGAATTATAACTTTTAACTACATTTTCAGTTGATGCATAAAAATAAAACAACTGTCCATTAGTGTAATCTGAAAGTGCAGGAATACTTGTTTCTTGGTCAAAAATTACAAAATTTGATGCAGAAACTTTTTTGATAACTGTTTGATTATCTACTACGCTAGTTTGAAAAAATACAAATTTGTCTCTGTATGATCTTCCATCTAAACTTTCAGGTGCAACAATATTATCAAAACTATCTGGATCATCTACCATGCCATCATCGTCTGAATCGTACAAATTAATTTTTACTTTGTTAATATCATCAAAACCATCTAAGTTTCTAATACTTCCTGTTATTTCCCAAATATAATCTTTTGTCAAAATGTTGTTTAATATAGGATCTTCGTTTACTTTTAAAACTTTAATTTGATCTTTTATAACTGTGCCTGTTTTAGGATCATATGTTTTACCTTTTGCATCTATATAAAATTGAACTAAATTTTCGCTTTCAAATCTATAATCTAAACCACGATGTGTTACTGTGTAAGTTTCACCATCTGTTTCAAACAATACTAACCAACTTTTATCCGATTTAGTTCCTGTTAAATCACCTTGTCTATCTAAACTAAAAGTGTCTATGGTGTTTACATTTGCGTTTGTAATAATTTTCCAAGTTAGGTCACTTTGATTATATCTTATACCAAATGTCTTGTTATTAAAAATTAAATCTACAAGTTCTGTTTCAATATCACTAGGTAAATCAGTAACAATGTTAGGAACAATTTGACTAGGTATTGCTAAACTAGGAACTTTCTCACTTATAATTACAGGTCCTGTACCATCATCTAGTGCGCCTTTTCCCCCGTTTGATCCATCACCAACAACATTTTGAACTTTTGTCCAAATGTAATCGCGTGTTGTTTTAGTCTTTGTAGTAGTTAACTTTCCATCTGGTAAAAAATATCTACCTGCTGGTGGAACAAATTTAACCATTGCATCAGTGGCTATAAATTTGAAGTTGTTTCCTGTAAATGTACCAACTGTTACAGGAGCACCATTCCTATTGTTTCTAAAATATCCATTACTTCCGGTGCTTGTTTCTGTGGCTTGTACCCAATCTATATCTAAACCAGTTGTAATAATACGTGGAAACTTATCATAATAAAAACTTTTTGTAGAAACATCGTTAATAATAGGTTCAACTCTATTTCTTAAAATGCCCAATATGTCATTTCTACTACTGAATGTAAAACTGAAATCTACTTCAAAATCATTCTTGTATATTATGCCGTCATCGGCAATTATATTTGTAGAAGAATATTTTCCTGTAGGGTCTTTAATTTCAAATTGTCTTGATACTCCACTGCTAACTCTATTGACTGCTTTAGATTTTACCAATTGCGGATTAGCAGTAATAGGTAATGTATTGTAATCTTCACCAGTAATCATTCTGTTTTGTGAATAAAAAGACTGTGGAGCATTTCTTTTAATACTTGTTACAGATTCTGTTGCAGTAGCATTTGTTACAGTAGACTGTAAAGCACACTGAATTGTCAATGTGTTTACTTGCCCTGTTTTACTTGTATAAGAAATATCAATTCCTATGTTTTGCATATCTGCAGGACGAATCGCATAAGTTAAACCGTTTGAAACTCTATAGTATGTTCTAAAACTTCCATTTGGTAAATCACCAAAACTACCATCTGGAAAATTTAAACTTACAGCATCTTGATCTTTTGATATTACTGTATATAACTTTCTGTTTTTTGCAACCACACTATTGTAAATTGCATTTGATCCTTACACACTATCTATTTTAGTCCACTCGTTTACAAGTGCACCTGCTTGATCTAATTCCCATAACCAAACATCATTATTATTGATGTTAGGTGTGTTCAAATTGATTACTTCATTGCTTGAAGGATCATTTACTGTAAAATTACTTTGTAAAAGTTCACCCTGTTTGAAATGAAAGAAAAATCCTGTGTTTTCTGAACTGTTACCTCTTTTGTCATTTCTGTACAAAACACCCAGTGTGTTACCAGGTCTAGGTGATTCTTCTATTATGTTTCCGTTAATAACATTAGCACTTACAACATTAAAAAGTGTACCTACACCATTTACACTTTTGTTGAAAGCATATATAGGTACATCAGTATTTGTTGTATTGATTTTGTATTGATCTGTTTGTATTCCACCGACTACTTGTGAAGCATTTGGTTTACCGTATAAGGTTGATCCTGTAAACACATTGTTGAATACTGTAATAAACTGTTCTAACCAATTTACATTTGCATCATCATTCCATTGTATAAATCTGTTTCTTAAAGGAGTACCTGTACTATCAACTATGTTTTCTGTTGTTTGAATTCCTGTTACTTTTAGTACTCCACTTGCTGGTATGTTTCTTTTGTTGTTGTACCCAACAAGTCTAGCAAGTCGTAGAACGCTTTCCTTTTTTTCTGCTGTTTCTATAAAGTTTTCTCTAGCATTAAGATCAACTCTATACGCAAGACTTTGTCCTAAAAATGCAATTACATCTATAAGTGCCAAATATTCACTTGATTCTATATAATCGTTAAAATCTTCTGGATAATTCTTTCTAAGATAGTTGATCATTGTCCTACGTATAGTAGGAAAATCATATGAAGTGAAGTCTGCGTCAGTAAAGGAGCGATAAATTTTGCTCCAATCTTCGTTAACTAAAAGTGAATTTTGTCTATCATAACTTGCCATGCTAATATTTACCTTAAATTATTAACTGCGTACTTTATTTACTGCATTGAGATACCATTTTCACGGTCAAAATTAAACAATATCTTTTCTACTTGGCTATACTGTTGAAACTCTAATTCAACGGCAAGTTGGATACCAAATTCTTTTTCAATTATATTAATTTCCTGTACCACAATTCTAGGATCACTATCTAGTATTGACTTAATATCTTCTTCTATTAATTCTCTAGTTGCCTGTGTTAAAGGTTCATGTAATGTATTCCAAATTACAGTGCCAAAGTCTGCATTGTATATTTTTTCACCTTTCCTAATATTAAAGTGATTTAAAATGTCTTGTTTTATTAATTCTGTATCGTACAAAGCAAAACTTTTGCTATTTTGATTTACTGTACT